ATCTGTATCTGCTACTAAAAATCCATCGTCATTCCAAGTTGATCCTCCTGGTAGATCTACCAATGGTAAATATGCTTGCGGGTTTTTAATATAAGACTTGGTTATTTGTTCGTCTGTTGGCGGCTTAAAAGTTCTTTCGGATGGTCGTCTGCCTGTATTGTAATCTTTCATTGCTCTTTTATGCGCTTCCGATATATATATCATAGTTAGCGCAGCGGCATCTTCGGGATTTTGTATATCAAGACTTCTTCCCCTTGATTCTCTCCATCTTGCATCTAATTGTTTATATCTTTTATTTAAAAGTTCGTCTCGGACGTCGCCCTTCTTTTTTACTCCTGCTAATACATCAGGATGATCTTCTCCGTATTTTCCTGTTATGTTCTCCATATTTAATTGAGTAAATCCTTGAGTATCCCCTTCCCTATCTATAAGAGGATGGGAAATTCCTTGGGCTTTAAAGCTTCCCCCCATTCCTGATGTTTCATTTATTCCCAATGCAACGGCGATATCTGCAAGACTGTCGTATTCTTCATCTCCCATTCCTGTTAGATTCTTAAAATTTGCTTTGATATTGCCTAAAGTATCTACAAATTTTTGTGTGGCATTAACATCTATATCTAAGCTATCTCCTAATTCTAGTTTGTTATCTTCTAACAGATTAGCTAGACTTCGAACATATTCAGTATCATAGTTAGTCATAACTTCTAGAGCGGTTCCTTCTTCCATCATATTTTTAAAAGTATTCTTTTGAGTACCTGGAGGTGCTGTAATTCCTTGCATTCTGTAGCCTCTTTTCCACAAAGTCATTAGCATATTTGAAAAAGTATGATATCCTCTACCCGCTCCTGCTCCATAAGCATCTACTTCATATTCAGTTATATCATTTCCTTCTTCATCTGGATAAGTGTTAGGTACAAGAGTTCCTTTTGGTCCATAAAATCCATCATATAGAATTGGTTCTCCAGATGGAGTCCAGCCTACAACTTCTAGACTATGGCCCGCCCATGCCATACCAAGCTCTTCTTGATTATAGTTAGGTTTTCCTCTTTTCTCTCTTTGCTCTTTTAATCTTTTAGGACTCATTAGATCTATAGCTAGTTCTCCTGAACCCATTGAGAATATAGAACCTACACTTATAGTTGACCAAAGATCTTTTACTTTATCGGGGTAAAGATATTTTCCGTCAATATCCATTTCAAAGATATCTCCGTGTGGTGTTTTTATTTCTTTAGCTTGATCTACTTTTCCATTACGAAGTTTAGGAACATGATCCATTCTATTATATAGAAGTGTTCCTCCTTGTTTTACATAGGCTGCAGGAAGTGTCCAACTGTCTGGTGAGAAATCTCTATGAAATGCATCGCCTAGATTAGTAGGACCACTTAGATAAGGATGGTTTTTTGTAAATTCCATATGCCATTCTTTAAATGAATTTTCATCATTCTCTATCATTTCATCAAGCTTATTGAGCTCGTATCTTAGATTAGAAAGTCCAGCTGCTTCAGTTTCATTTATATCTTCTTTATTTTCAAGTTTGTTTATTTTATCTTCTACTAGCCATTTTTCTGATCTATTTTCTTCATATAGAGGATATCTTTTACTCATATCTTCTTTACTTTGAGAAAGTACTCCCGCTTTTTCTTTTATTTGCATTGATGTAGGTAATCCAGCTTGTTCGGCTCTTAAATCATATGCAGCATTTGCACTTCCTAGACATCCTTTTTTTAATCCTTCTGGACACCATGTTTCTTCAAGTTGTTGAGAACTTTTATATAGGTTATCCTCTTTATCTAAATGTTCTAGTTTTTTTGGCCTTTTATAATTTAAAAGAGCCATTTCAGTAGGAGTAATTACAAAATCATTCATCATTACTCTATCTTGTAGTCTTTCTTTTTGAAGAAATTTTCCTAGTTCTGTATCTGTTAGATATTTTATATCGCCTTCGTAACGATTTTCCCATAGATTTTTTGTTACCCAATCAGGGTTCATTTTAGTTCTTTCTGTATATCTACTACTAGGATCATCATATATTATCTGACTTTCATCTGTTTGGGTTATTTCATCTGTTTCGTATTGCTCTATTTCATCTTTTTTACTCCCATAAATAGTATATTGAGTTTTTCTTCTTTCTAATTCTTCTGGAGTTATTACTCCTGACGCTGTAACATCTAACTTTTTTTCTCCTGCGTCATGACCTGTTCTATCTTCCCCTGGTGCATGGGTATGTGCATATTGGACATTAACATTTCCTGATGCATGGTATTTAGGTTTTCCCCCTCCTGCTATAAACCCAAAGTACCTTTTTTGTTTATCAGTAATTCCTTTTCCACGGATTGTACCGTGTCTTAAAATCTCTTTAGCTTTTTCACTTGAAACAGAACCACTTGAATCATATTGAGGAGTTACTTCTATTTCTTCTAAATCTCCTCCCTCATAAATTGCTTCTTCTCCTGAGCCTTCAAGATACTCATCAGTTCTGTCTGCATGTTGATCGGTATCTTTAGAATGTACAAAATTCTTTCCATCCCATACTCCTCCATATATATTACTTCCTCCTTTTTGAGCAGAGTATTGGGATTGGTCTGAAAATGTAGGATGTCCTGGTCTTTTAAACTTGTCTCCAAAATGATCTCCTCTTTCTAGAATCTCTAGTGGATTTTCTTTCCAGTATCCTCTATAATCATAATAGTGTAACCTGTCGTCGGGATTAGGAGAAAGTTGCAAAGTTTCTGACATTTTTCTATACCATGCCATAAATTGTCCTTCTTCTATTGGAGATAAATCAGTTGTAAACTCTTGTTCTTCATCTTCTTCTCCTATAAATCTTATTTCAGGTTTAGGACGGTTCATTTCTTATCTTTTTTCTTTGCTTGTTTTAATTTCTTACTTTCTATCCTTTCTTTAGTTCTAAGCTCTTTTTCTTTTAAGGCTATTTTTTGTTCCTCAATAGAAGCTTTTTGGTTATTGACTTGAGTTTCTGTTTGAAGTCTTTGTACTTCAAGATCGTCGGGAACCTGATTATTGTTCTTGTCATTGTCTTCTCGAGAATGTGCTCCAATTTCTGCAACAGTGATTTTAGTTTGATTATTAGTATCTGCTTTATACTTATCAAATTCTTGTTTATCTTGATCACTAGCCAATTGTTTTTCTTGCATTTGTTTTTGAGCTTCAAGTTGTTCACGTTGTTGTTGAAGAGCTTGTTCTCTTTTCTTCTCTTCAGCAGCTTGAAGAAGGGTTTTAATTTCTTCAGGAGAATTACTTGATAACATAGAAACAATATCTGAAAGATCTGCTTGTTGGTTTTGCAATGCTGCATGTGTCAACTGTTTTAAGATCTCCATTGTTTCTTGATCTCTTGCAGAGTCAGATAAGAATATACCATAGCTTGCTTCTGAAAATCCTTCATCTAATACTAATGTACTTATTGACATATCATCTAGAACATATTGGATTTTCTTTGGTTCAGCCGCATAAGCTACTTTAGATGCTTCTAAGAGTCCTGTTAATACTTCTCTTTTTAGACTATTATGTGCATGAAACCATTCTTCAGTAATATGACTTGACTGAACTACAGCTTGTCTTGCATTGGTGGCTAATTCTGATGGACCGATTTGTCCTTCTCTTTGTTTAGTTACACCTGCTACTTCACCTGCTTGATTTTCTAGATATTCTAGCATTTGTACTTTTTGAGCAATAGTTTGTCCCATAGATAAGTCAAGGGTTTGCCATTGATTAAATGAACTTGCTTGCCCTCGTTTTCCTTCTTCTTGTGGGTTTACCCAAGCTATTCCCATAGCATCAAAATAGTACAGCCATTTTTGCATGTCCATTCCCGCATGACTTGGTATTTGATTAATATCTGCTAAGAATTTTTTTCCTTTATCAGAAGCTATATCAAGTTCAAGTCTATACATCATTATATTATATAGATACTGATAAGGCTTCATTCTATCAATCATAGATACTGTTTGAGCATTTAAGTTATTATATGCTATTCCATAGAATCCTAATTTACATGTAAAGATATTATCTATATCTCTATGTTGATTAGGTTTTGGCCTCATGTTCACATAGATCTCATTTCCGATTTTTGTTCCTTCCCATATTTCAGGAACCCATTGCCATTCTAAAGAAATATCTCCTTTTTCTTTATCCTTTTTATATGTGTCATTAACTATTGTTTCTTGTACTTCTCCATTAATATCCATGTACTCAAGAAAACCAATCTTCCTTAAAGATCTCCATTCTACATGTACTACCCTAATAAATCGTGATGAGTCGTTTTGAGTATCGAAATCAAATGTAATATAGTTATCAAAAATATCTGTATCAATACCTCCTTCCCAAGCAAGCGGATCTGAATTTGGATCAGACACATTATCTTCATAAAGATTACTTATTTGTTTTGATGTAAGATATTCTCCGAATGTATCAATTACAGATCCAGGAGTCATTCTCATTTCGTACTTTGCCCATTGTCCGTCTTGGATATATTCAATATCAGGATCTTTATCGTATTGAAAATAAAGAGGGTTTACTACATTTAGTTTTGGTTCTCCATTTACAATACCAATCCAATAAGCTTCTTCTCCTGCAATTAGTGCATGTCTCCAGCCTTTATTAAATTTATCCCTAACTGTTTCTTTCTTAATTAGGAAGTTAATTAAATTTTGCGCTGTTATCTCTTCGTTGGATCTATATTCTCTTTTCATATACAGCTCGATATCTGGAGGAGTCATTTCTTGAGTAATAGCTTCAATTGCTTTTTCTTGTTCTTCTGCAGGCATACCTGCTATTTGCATTTCTTCTTTTTTGATCTCTTCTTGGATCTGCATTTGAATTCTTTCAGCCACATATTTTTTTAATAGCCTCATTTTTTCTTTTTCACGTACTGAAACTGCTTCGGGATTAACAGTAGTTACTCTAAAATTAAATGGCCTTTTTATTTCTTCGCCGAATAGTACTCGTAGTTTAGGACTTGTTATATCATAGTTTCGTAACTCTGCTGGCATATCTCCCATATCTTGTCCATATGGTTTTAATACATAATCAAAATCTTCAGGTGAAAGCTGTCCGTTAAAAAGATCATAATTAAGTTTTTTACGTATTCGATCATCTGTTCCATTTATACTAGTAAACCTATATGTATCTAAGGAGTCTATTACATTTTTTGCCCATTGTTGTTTATTTCTGTTTTTTGCGGCATCAGTTAGTTTCTGCTGTGGAAAATAATGGCTCATAATGTGCTAATTTTATTACTGTTTTTTAAGTTACCGAGTAGAAAGTCTATAACCATATTTTTAGGTGCTACTTCATCTATCTCTTCTTCGTATTCTTCTTCGATCATAAACATCAGTTGCATAAAACCCATGACTCTATCAAAGTTTCCTTTTCTATTATACGCAATTAATTCTTCTACTAATGCTATGGAAGGTATAAGATCCATATTATATACAAGTTCGTTATCTGAATTTTTTCCTCTTTCACTCCATAACCAACGTAGTATATACTTTTCTCCTGCGTCCTTCATTCTTTCATTCATGTGACACCCCTTGATTCTAGCTACTGTGCTATTTTTGATAACCTTGGATATTACATTATCTGGTTGATCTGCAAGAAGGTAGAGTTTTCCTTTTCTCTTAAAATAAGATAGAACTTCACCTCGATCATTCTCAAACATGATCTTTGCATCTCCGTAGTATTGCGAGAGCATCTCGAGATTTTTATGATATATTTCTATATTCTCAGGTCTTCCCACATATTCAGCTACAATCTCGTCGTAACCAAAATCAAATTTATTAAAAGATTTGTAAACATAAGCAGCATTCAAAGACTTTCCGCCTGCTTTATCAAAAGCAACAGGATCAAGCCCAATCTTATATAGCCCTTGAGGAATATGGGAAGGGGGATGTTGATAAACAATTATACATCCTTGTTGAGGGTCATTTGGTTTATGTGGGTATTTAGTAATAGGATGAAGTCTATTCTCCATATCCATTTCAAATTTTACAGGATGTTTGTCATTATCAGAACGTACTAACATTCCAGGATCTCCTAGTTTTTTATATTTATTATCTGACTTGAGTCTATTAAGAACTTTATAAAGTTCGACGACTGGAAAGACTGCACCTTCAGGTCTAAGGAATGCTTCTTTTGGAGTCTTGGGATGCTGAGTAATAAAAAGATTATAAGCTACAGGTTGGACTGCTTTCTTTTCTTCTCTTTCTAAGTCTACATCTTTGGTTGCTTCTGCACGTAAATGATTCCCTTGTTTATCTACAAAAGGAGGTCTATACCATTGTTCATCTACAAACCACCCACATTCTCCTACTGTATTCTCATCATATATGTTCTCGTAAGATCTTAGTCCGTAAAACGATGGGTTATAAAACATCTCTTCGAAATCGAAGTTAGTGCCGTTCTTTGAGTTACCGCCTGTTCCGTAAATAATAGGAATTCCTACCATTATATTACCATCTTTGAATAAAGGATATGAACGCTGATATGCCTGAAGCAATCCAGGCCAGTCACCAGCTTCCTCAAAAAGCATGCGTTCTGCAGTCCGTCCTACTGATTTTTGTGGGCTGTCTTTAAATGATAGCGCTAGTATTTCAGATTTAAATCCTTTTTGGACAGCTATTCCATCTCTATTTTTTACTACATATCCACTTTTAACAGTTTCTTGTCTGTCTACTAAATATCCTTTTGCCCAATCAGTATTATCATTAATAAAGTTTATCATAGATTTAGCCATCTCCATAGTATTAGCCCAGAATGTTTTTTCAAATGCAGCTAGTATTGATATAGAATACGGAAACCAATTATATCGCCATACCATACCAAAGGCATTCTTGTAAGAAAATCCTTTCCGCCGTGCCTTTACTACTATCATCCCTTCACCATTCTTTTCAGCTTGGTCAAGCTCGTGATACCAATAGTAATCCATATCTAAAAATCGGGGAAAGGTCTCTACTTTTCGTTGTCTTTTTCCTTCACCCACCGTAGCAAGTATCCTACCATAATTGAGATAAGCGTAATGCTCACCTGTGATACTAACTCCACCCACTGTATATCCATTCTTACATCTATTTTCTTCTTCATCCCAAAATTCTAGAAATTCTGTTGTTCCTGAAGGAGCATGTGTATAACATTTATGCTTAAGATAATGTTGAGCAGAAACAGAAAAGTAGCTAGTATTAATAAACTTAAGATAATTTTGGCCCGTATGATAAATAGGATTATAGTCAAGATTAATATGGTTTTTAGCTACTATTATCTTTTCATTTTCCATTAAATTACTTTACTTAAATAGTATATCGCATCCATATGTGCATCTGCTATTCTATCTCTTATATTTTCATTTAGCAGCATTAATGCTTCTGTACTATTTGTCATAAAAAAATTCTCAGTTAACACGGCAGGCATAGCTGTTTTCTTTAAAACGTAAAAGTCTGCTTCCTTATCAGGATCATTATCTGTATTGTCTTTACGCATTCTCTCTTCTGGAAATTCAGCTGCCATCATTCTATAAAATATAGTAGCTATTTGGTCTGATCGTGTCTCTCCTTTTGAAGTATAACAGGACCATCCATGAGCTTGATTCCAATCATTACCAAAGGCATTTGCGTGAACACTTAGATAGACCGCTCTTTTATCAACTTTATAAAAATCATTAGCACGTCGCACTCTTTCCTTTAAAGAAATATCTTCTTCTTCAGGAACAAGTACTATTGAATCTATACCTGCTGCATTACATGCACTATCAATTCTTTGTACAATAGCTCTGTTAAGTTCTCCTTCATATAATACAGTTCCATCTGCAAATTTAGGTGATCTTTTTCCTGCTGTTTGGTATTGCCCGTCGATCATACCGCCATGTCCAGGATCTAATAACCAAAGATATTTTGAGTCATTTTTAGATTTATCTTCTATTTTAAGATCCATATCCATAACTATGTAGTTTTTAATAACTTTCTTTATTCCCTTTATTATAAGTTTCAGCACTTTGCTTTCTTCTTTTTTGTCTATCAGCTTTGCGTTTTTTACGCTCTTCTAATTTGGTTTTAAGTCTGTCTAACTTGTTCTCTAGCTCCTGTACGCTACGCACTTGATTGTGTAGTGAATGCTCGCAGTCTTTTTTTTTAAAGTGTCAAGGACCTCTGTTCTAGAATCCACTTCTGGTGTATCCACTTTTGTAGTATCTATTTTTATACTATCTGTTTTAAGACTATCAATTGTTTGACTGCCTTCTCCTTGGAAATAAGTACAACTACTTATCGCTAATAAAATCCATAATATGTGCGTATATTTCATCTGTTTTTGTTTGAACGTTTTTTAATCTTTCTTCTAACCGAATAATAGCTTCATTATTCTTTTCTAATTGGCCTACCTTTTCCTCCAATTGATCTATTCGCATAGATGTTGTAAAGTAGAAACCACCAAGTGATGCAACTATAGCACCAATGGTGACTAGGAATTTTATATCTATTTTTACTTGTTCCATTTTAAGGGTCTTCTCTATTTCCTTTAATTCTTTGTCCACGCAATGTAGCTAATTGAGCTACTTCACGTTCCACTTGTTCTTTAACTTTATTAAGGGATTCTATCACAGGACCTATTGCTTTTAATGCTGATGTCACATCATTTGGTTTATAAATAGGCCTGTCATTTTTATCTCGCTCATGCAAGTTAACAGTTTCTAAGTAATTTGTCAAGTTACTTATAGTTTTTAATGAAGCTTTAAGTAACCTCATAGACGGTGTTTCTTGTAATTCTATATATTTATCTATAGCCTCTTCTATACTTTTATCGGGTTTGTACTTCGGATCTTTCATGAAGTCTTTAGCTACTACCCTTGCTGCAAAACCTATATCTGCGCTTTGTACATATGGTGATTTAAAGTCTGTAGAAAAGTAAATATAAGAAAGTTCTTTTATTGCTTTTTCTTTATCTTTTGTTTTATCTCTACTCCATAATTCTTTGAATTCAGGAATAAGAAGTGCTTCTGTCGATACAATTACTTTTCTATCTTTAAGATCAAAGAGATTCATTTGTTTCTTTTTTTTCCCATTTTCCTAAAGGACATTCTTTTTCTTCTACATAAAGTGCAGCAGGAAAAGCACATCCACATTTGTTACATTTGTAACCTGCCAGATCCCAGTCTTGATTTTCTCCTACTTCTTTCTTTATTTGATTTACTTCAAGGTTTCCGTGTTTCAAAACTTGGGTCGTCATGAACTTCCAAAAACTTGATGCTTTTAATTCAGGGCATCCTGTACATATTTCTGCACGATAATCTGCTATTGCCTGAAGATTAGCATTTGCGTTGCCTTTAGCATAAATAGACCACCCCTTAAGTATTTGAGAAGCAGTCTCTTTAATTTTTTTGGCACTAGCTACTATACTTTTCGCTTTACCTTTTTTACACCCACATCCCATAATGGTTTATCCATTTAAAGCAGGTCCTTTCAAACTTTTCTTTGAAGGAGCTTTACCTTTTTTTGCTTTGGGTGCGCTTGTACGCACAGTGCTTCCTCCTTTAGGAAATCCTTGAGATCTATTCTTTATATATTTTAAAAATCTTACAAATGGCATAATAGTTAATTTTAGTTAATAAATAAATGCATAGTAATTCTATGCAAAAGATACAATATTTTTTTCATACAAATCTTTTAACTCTCTCATATTTCTTCATTATTTGTGCTTCAAGATGTTTTCTATTTATCTTTTCGCATTCCTTTATATACTCTGGATGCCAGTTTTTCTTAATGTGCTCTCCAGGAGTATGATACTTTTGTGCTAACTGTTTTATCTCTTCTGTTGTCATATATCTTTCCATTATTAGTTATTAATAAACAGAATAATAACAATTTAAGTCCTTTTCTATATCTGTTTGTGTTGGATGATTGGGAGCATTATAAAGAATAAGTTCTTGAAGTTTTCCTTTAACTATATATCCTCCCCCATAAGACCACAACTCATATTCTGCATTGCCAGGCGATGGGTATGACCATGAAATGAAATCTATTCCAGTAAAGGTACATAGTGTTTGTCCTGCTGATGCAGGAGGTACGCTTCCTCCAAAATTAGACAAAGCATAAAAAACGCTATCTCTATCTACATTAGTAAATGGCCCACCAGCAGGTAAAGTTTTTGGTAATGCAACCCCATTTACATACCAATCATTAGGAGGCGAAGTGCCTGGAGAAGTTCCATAACTTCCCGTAGTGGTGTTGGCATATTGTCCCGTTCCATAATAATCTCCTCCATGTCCTCCTCTTGCAAAAACAAATTTTTCATCTTCTATATATTGAACTGAATAGTGAACTATATTAGTAGATGTGGCTTCTAAATTAAACAAATCCCACTCTGTTAATGTATCATCACTCCCATCAAAGTATATGCATTTTCTTCCATTTACAACGAAAAACTCTGCTAATTTAATAATTATAGGTTGTCTTCCAGTTACAGTTTGTTGCAACTCAAAACCATTACCACTTTGGTCATACCAAGTATGAATGTAAGCATTAGCTTGAGCAGGTAAGGCATCAGGATTTGTATATGTTGGAGCCCCAACAAATTCTCCTAGATTGGTTGCCAAAGTAGTACCTACTACTGCAGTTATAGTAGAATCCATACTTACCTCATTATTTCCGTCAAATGCTACATTTACTTCTTCCATTTGTCCTAATGTACCTCTACGTATTCGTATTGCACTACCTGTATAAGCACTTCTTAACTTCCGTAAAGAAAAACCACCCAATGCATTAGGGTGTAAGTCAAGAGGAAATAATGGGTCACAAGGAATTCCGATTACTCTTGATGTAGGTGCTCCTAATGATAATCCTAATTTTGGCATATTATAATAATCTTATGGTTCCTAATACTTGTGTCTCTACTGTTACTGGTTTTACTTCTTCCTCTTTACCCATTTATCTCTTATTTTTATCTGCATCTCGCATATTGCAATATTGATTGCAACATTCTGTCTATCACCTTGAGTCATACTTGGTGCTTTTTGCAATTTTTTAATTAACTTTTCCAAATACACTATTTTCCCTTTTTCAATTGGGGATATTTTCTATATACACAAGCTTTAAGTTTTCCTGGGTTAGGTGCATTATGTGCTAGCTTAAGAGCTGACTTAGCTCTTGCTAAAGTATTAGTTGGGAATGAACCAGCGGGTGCTCCACCTGCGGGCCCACAAAAAGACTTAACTCCTTTATACTTACCTGCATTAGAACCTCCTGGTTTCTTACGGGCTGCCTTTGTTTTTGCGCTTATTTTCTTTTTAGCCATTACCTTTAGATTTAAAACCTATTATACTTTTTTCATTCACTATTCTCTGCTTTAATCTCTTAAGCTTATAATAGTCGTCTTTAACCACTAATGTTATAGGCCTTGTCTTATGATGTATTCTACAATGCCCTTTCTTTATTCTTCCTCTATCATCAAAATGCTGCTCTATCTCTACACTTGAGATGTCGTCACATAACCATCTTGTAACTATATTCTTCTTCACGAGTTGTTCTTCACCTTCTTTGTCTTCCTCGTACAGGTCTGTTACTACTTTGAATTCGTGTGAAGTGTTCATTCTTCTTTTTATATTCTAGTTTCTCATTAACTTTCCTATTCCGTATCTCCCATAGCCTTGCCAGCTCTTCTTTAGCTGTTTCGCTGTACAAGTTAGGATTTTTTCTGAAACCTTTTATAAGATTCCTTATTAAAGAGTTTAATCTTTCTAGCTTTACTTCAAATGTTCCAAGGCCATGAATCTTAATAGAGTTCAAGTCATTGTCTTCCATTCTTCTTTTAACAAATCCAAATTGATGTCTTACAACACTCTCTACTGTTAAGAAGCTTATTCCTGTTTCTTTAGAAAGTTGTTTTGCGATATCTTCTATCTTACCCATCAACTAGTTGAAATTTAAATACCAATTCAATATCCTTTGTATCTTTTGGTATTTCTATTCTCTTATTTATATAAAGCTTTCCAGTGTCTTCGTCCTTTAATAGAACTCCTTTCTGTTTCATATACTTTATATAATTATCTAAGTTCGAATAAGACTTGAACTTAAACTTATCCCTTATATACTTCCTACATTGGGTACCGAATCTATCTTCTTCAATTAGATCTCCTTTTAGTTCCATAAAGGCAGATAGAATCTCTATCTCTTTAGAAGTTAAAGGTTCAGGGAGTATGACATTGATCATCTGAAGATACTTGTGATAGAACTTACTCCTTGGAACTTTTTCTTTTTTTTCTCTCTTCATTATATTAATGATAGGTTTCTGTAAACTTACTCACTTTAGAGCATAATACAAAACATTATATAACCTTAATTATAGTTACATTCGTAGATAGATCACCTTATCCCCCCCGCATGTGATTTTGAATTCCCATTTGAAACTTCAGTACGTGAAGAACTCCATAAGTTTTTATTAAGTAGTAATAATAGATGATGGCGTAGCAGCCCTACTTCATTTAACCATTTTGTTTTCTTGGTAGGGTGTCCTGATATGTTGTGTTAGTTTCTCTCTCTAATCAGTTTTGCAATTTAAGTATAAAAAATTCCAAAAAAAAATTTTTGTTTATATTTTCGAGTTTGTAAGGGTCTCTCCATCAAGTCATCCCCAATTGTAGTTGAGCCGTTGGTACCCCCTATAATGTGGGTACGTGATGGTCAGGGGAATACTTCCCGTGGTACTGCACCTTTTTGCAGAAAATTGTTTTCACATGATTGTAACAAATCCGAAAATAATCAAGTCGTCCGTGAGTGAGAATGGCAAAGTTTGGTTAACGCTAGCTTCAGTTGTTCTTCACGAACTAGAAGACGGCATTGGCTTCATTGGTCAATCTTCTGATGGTATCGGTCTTTTACAGGCTTATGGTACTGAAGAGATTAACGGTGATGTCGTGCCTAATCAGAAATACTTCAAGCAAGGTTCTACCTTGAAGGGAGATTTCAAGTTCGGTGCTCTCATTGAGAAGCTCGTGGACAAAGAGACAGGGAAACCCTTCATGCACAGCGTGGAGCCTGTCACTGGCTAGTAGACTACTACTGCTTGACCTAGGTATGTCGCAAACTGCCTTCCTTACACGTTACAGGGTAAAACGTGTTTTTATCTTCCTTGGAAGATTATTGTTGTTCTTTACAGACTGTTTTTTACTTTACCGAGTTGAATCTCGTAGCTGAATTAAAAAAACTATTGCTTTTTTTAGTCTGAAATTTATAAAAGTGTTTGAATGTGTATTCCAGTACATATTCATCACTTTATCGCTATAATTCCTACCTTTATGTTTTCATAACATACTTATATTATAGCACAAAGTCTTATTGGATCTGAAGATAAGCCTAACATTACATAGTAGTAATGATTAGAACATTACAATATAGTTCTTCCTTAACAGAGGACGAACCAGGAGTGCCGTATGCATGGTTATGGCTAACATTGAGTTAGTCAGTAAATCCATAGCATATTTGAGTGCACAATTATTGTGAACTTTATTGACCTTGGCTTTCACCAAAGGAGTCGTCGATATTGAGCAGCAATAGTATCTGTAATCCTATGTAAGTATCAGCGTGGTAATAAGCGCATGGTCTGCAGTCATGTTTGGTATGACGCATAGGTAAAACTTTTATTCATATCTATTAACTAAACCTTGTAAAGATGACTGAATTAATTATAGTAAAGAATTTACTTAAGGAGCAAATTGCCAAAGTTAAAGAGCTTGAAGAGCAGTTGGCAAGGCTTAAGTTTATTCATAGGATAGATGCTAGTCCTATTCAACCAAATCATAGCATGAAAGTAGATGACAAAGACTTTAATATTTAGTCTTTGTTTATCTCAAAGATATATTTAATTGTCTCATGGACCTGCAAAGGAGCTTCCATTGAGTCTCTGGGGATATTAACTACTCATAGTTGCAACTATAGAAGTAGAGTGGTGTAGGAGTAATTACCTATAGCTGTTATCCCGCAACTAACGCATTTTTCCAGACATCGTCTTTGGCGTTAAACTAAAAACGGTGAAAGATATGTATTGTTATGTTTTCATTAACCACATAACTATCTAGTAAGCTACTAGCGATGACAACTATCAGTAAAGTTGTAGACATATTTAATGATGCGTAAGCATACATTAGAATAAGGAACTGATAGTAAACATTTATTAACCTAAATTAGGTATCGCATGGTGATGTATGCGCAGGAGATGGAGTATCAGTAAGAGCTCACTCTGTTAGATAAAGTAAATCATAAATGATAACAGAATCGTTCCTTAAAAAATTAGAGCCAAGCAAGACAGGAATAACGCAAGTAGAAATACTTGTGCCTGGTGCTCTTTAAAATAACGAGAGCCAAGCAAGACGTGCAATTTAAGGAACAGATGATGTGTGGTTTTTACCATGAATTTATGACGTTCTGGCACGGTGCTCTTAAGATACCTTCTTCATTACATTTAATAATAACTAATTATTAACTAAATGTATTATTATGGAAAAATTCAAATCTTATGAAGAAGCAGAACGCTATTGTGAATATAGCAGTTATGATTGGCAATGGGACTGTGGTGGCGATTGTTGTCAGTCTTATGCAGAATACTATATTATCGGAGACTCTGTCTACGCTAAATATGGTGGGATTGCACGAGATGAACCATACGAAGATGTCCATCAAGTGGGAGTGATTGAACCTTAAATCAATCAAAATATAATTATTACTTTGAAGCCCTACACCAAGGGTTGGAGATAAATGCGTGGTGAGTAAAGCACTCCATTGTAATAATAATAAAGTCCTATAACCAATAGGCATATGTGTTATATATTATAGCACATGTTACAATTAGCACAAGCGAAGTCGATACGAAAGAATCTCGAGTTTGTTACCATCTCAAGACCCAACGGGCCAAAGGACTAGTGTGTGAGGGAAAGTTAGTATTGATATAGTGTACATTATATCATTACACCCAGACGAGCGGATTATAAGAGATTATAATGATGCGATGACTCGATGCTATTATAAGAGCAATCTTTAGCGGGACAAATACCATGTCAGTCACACGAAGGGAAACCACAAGTCGTAACTATGAGAGTGAGTAAGCAGACAACAAATGTTTTTTTGTTGGTCAGTGTTCTATTAGAATACTGTCGATTTTGCTGTGCTTATTTGTAATATTAACAGAAAACAATCGCAATGTAATCCTGTTAATGTATTAAAACAGCAATTACAAAGGTATGAGGGCAATAGTCCCTTATATTCTTTGTCTTTTATATTTTCTTAATTTTTAATCTTTAAATTTTTTAATCATGCAATTTGGACAAAGTAAAGTGAAAGGGTTTGGTCTTGACGTGTATCCTGATTTTGCAACAATTACTGATGCAAATGGGAAAAAGTTTGGATGGAATCCTAGTCTTGATAATGAGACTGAATATGTTAAATGTGCAAATAACCCCGTGTACGCTAAATTAATTGTGGGTAAATATGTATACCAAAATAAAACTAGATTGGGCATTAAAGGTCCAGTTGAAATAACTATTAATGGTATAGTAATGTATTAATTTTTTAATTTTTAATCTTTAAATCACACACACATGGCTAGATATAGCAAAAACCGTGACTTCAATGAAGTCTTTAAAGTATCGCTTATTTTATTAAGCACACCATTTTCTGTTGTTATAGTTGGTAAACTACTAGCTATTATAATAGGTTTTTTATTTGGATGGGAATATATGCATGAAATTCAGGGATTAGCTGGAGTTTGGTGCGGTCTATCTTTTATTCTTTTATTTATGCACATATGTATGGCTTGTGCCTACAGTGAAGATTGTAGAAGTAATGACTAAGATAGTTGTCATCCTAATGTTTATTGGAATTGGATGTGGTACTGCTAAACAAGCAGTTAAGCATTCAAGTCCTAAACTTCCTGATCAAACAGGAGTATTGAGTATATCGCAAGAAGAATTTGAAGATCTTCATGGATATTTTATTGATTCACACAATTTTAAAACCGATAGTTTATGAGTCAGAAAACTGTAATAAATGCGTCTATTAATAATAGACAGATTACTCTTAAAAGAGAGTTTTATTGGGGATTAGCTTTTGGAATATGTTTCCAAAAAGATCCTAGAGATCTTGAATTTATTTTTATTTTACCATTTTTATGTTGGCAACTAGAAATAGAAAAGTCACCATCTAAGAGAATAAAGATATGATCAAGATTAGAAATAAGTATTTGTATTGGGTAGTAGTTATTACATTATTTGTGATAGCTAACCCAATAACTATACTTGCTTTATTTTTATATGGAGCAAGTCAAGGAATGTAATCAAGTTGCTCTGTTTACATTGTCTAGGTTATATCTTTTAAAAAAGCTCATTGTATTGATGAGAGAACGAAGATATATTTATGTAAAGCGTTACATACAATAAGGTTTTAGCATGAGTATGAAAAGACGGAGACTAGAAAATTTATTCAATCGCCTTAAGATTGAAAACGTATTGTTACGATTTCGAAAACCTCGTAACTATCCAGTAAGCTACTGGCGTTATTGTTAACAGTATTAGCAATTACCTTTGGTCGATATGGTATGACGACCAGGTATACAGTAAAAAGAGAGTGCTTTTGTTTATAATAATAGAAAGGTTTTGGTATTTGCACAGTCAAATATCATTAAAGCCAAACAAAAGGGGAATAGGAATGCAGTTGCGTAATCCTGGGACACTCTGCACATTGAAGTAATGTCTGATGCATTAGACATAAGCTCCGTGGGCTATCTTTTTATAGGTAAGGTATGTTCAGTTGTATCTTCTAGAGGATGCACTGAATATTCTTATCTTTATCATATAGGAATGTAAGTTACAATATCGTAACTTTATAAATTATGGGGATGATTCAGGCATTGACTGAATGCAGGGCTTATTATGAGCACATTCAAGACGATGGTTCGATTCCATCCATCTCCACTACGCGGTTTAGCGCGATAACTCTAGCAATAGAGTATAAAGACACTGCAAGGGTTATAGAGCTCTTTCTTTGTTGCCATAGCAATATGGTCAATCTAAACATCCAAGTGACGGAAACAATGGGGAAATCCTTAGCGTTTCTATTCTGATGCCCAATCAGAGTTGAGTCAGCGATGACAATAGGTAAGCTTGCAAGGGGTGGTTCCGATCAGATTTTATCAGTCTAGGAGGAGTACACTTCAGTACAACGATATGCTCTTGAGTATAACTCTGTACCGTGATGTTGATAGCATTACAAATAACAGTTAAGTATTCTGTTCTTCAAAAGAGAATGGAGCTTATCCAAAGGAGCTGTTATTCAATTGGGAAGTCTTTCAAAAAGAGAGCAAAATTACTTTGGCGTTATTCATCGAAAGATGGCTAATACTATGCACTTCGGTGAACATAGTGCTTCAGTTACTCGCAAGGTAGCTGTTGTTTGGATCAGAAAGGTCAATAATGGGATGGCCGTCCTATAATTGAACTTATTATGATTTGAGTAGGTGATGACGTTAAGAATGATTGGCTTTACCAATCGCCATTGGCAGTTACTTTGTGCAAACAGAGTGGATATGTTAGTAACCACCTTGACAGGATGGAAATAAGCTAACTAAAGACTGACCAGATAGGGCTGTAATCTCAAGCTATACCTATCACTTTTTATTTTTTTACCTTTAAAACCGATGAAATGAAAGAACTCGAAGAAATAGATCCTTTATCAGTTGTTATTGGTGTGCTTAAAGAAGCATCCAAATATAAATTAGCACCTGAAGTAGTGTTACTAGCACTTATTATAGTAAAAAATAACCCTGATATAGATTTAGCACGTGCTATAACATTATCACATGATGAAGTTCTATGGGGACTTGATCATGAAGCTATTCTTTTAATGCAAGCTGAAGATACATCCGAAGAAGAAGGATTACTTAAACATCCATGGAATCCAGAATTAGCGCTTCCAATCAAGTATGCTCAGGCTAAAAAGAATATGAATGATGAGTAGATATACTATACATAAGGGCAATTTAGAATTTGTATATGGGTATGATCGCCCATTAGGTGAGTATTTTTACCAAATATATGATCATGATATCGAAGACGCTGACCAACAGTTAATCGAATGGAAATCCAATAGGACTGATTATCTGGCACGAGATTACTACGCAGAAGGATTGACTTTAGCAGAAATAGCTTTAAAGTTTAATTTCTTTGGTGTACCTAAAAACGTTACAGATTGTGTAGAGATGGGACTTCCACTTCCAGAATGAAATTGATTTGTTACATTCAAGAATAGGTTGAAATACCTAGGGATTTTATTATCCCTGAAATCTATCTCATGGAGTTAACCTTTATGTGGTGAGATAGACTATGCGTATGCATACTAATAACTTCTTTTTATATTTTTTAATTTTTAAATTCTTAAATTATGAGTGCAGAATTCGTAAATGAGGGCCAACAAATTAAGTTGGTAGGGATTACTCTTTCGAGCAATCCAAATGCTACAGTATTAGATGACTCTGATACTACTGGTATTAAAGGCCTTAATGGCAAGATCAATGAGACAAGCGATGGTAGAAAGTATTACCTTGCTATTTTCCAAGATTTGGATAATCCATTTCAATCTACTAGATTCAGAGTAATCAGTCAACAGTTTGATAGTAATGGAAACTCTATCTGGAAAGGAGGAGATCCTTCAATGATCAAAAATTATGTTGGTAAGGCATTACCTGGTGCAATAGTAACAAAAGAAGTTGAAGCTTACGCTGTAACATCTCAGGATGGTACTGAAAGGGAAGTTACTTCTTATACTTGCGTTGCATTGAAAGGTGAGAACATCGTCCAGTTGTTCAGCAGAGCGGGTCACACTTTAATGAGTGAAGCTACCAGTTCTGAAACTACACCTGATATTAAACTTGAAGCATCTGTGGAAGCAGAGTCAGCTGCAGGTTTTAATGGCTAGATTGTAGTTTTTAAAGATATATAGAGCTAGGTTAAAACCTCTCCTATGGTTAATTTAACTTAGGCTCTATAATCTTTTTATTTTGTTAATCTTTTAAACCGATAAAAAAATGAAAAAGATAATTGAAATATTAATTACTCCTGTAGTATTTAGTGTAATAGCTACAATATTTATACTATGGGTATTATCATTTACATCTTGTAGTAGAACTTCAGAAATTTTACCAGATGTGAAACCAACTAAAGCCAGTATGGCTTTAAAGTACGCTAAAGACAATAAGATGGATACAACTGTTTGTATCTTAATCAATTTTAAAATGTCATCTAAATGGCCTAGAATGAAGGTAGTTGATTTACAATCAGGTAAACCTATATCTAGAGGATTAGTATGTCATGGAATGGGATTAACATCTACTAATAAAATTATGTTTAGTAATGTAGAAGGATCTCATTTATCTTCTTTAGGGAAGTATAAAGTTGGATCTAGAGGATGGTCTAATTGGGGAATAAACATTAAGTATATTCTTCATGGTCTTGATCGAACTAATAGTAATGCAAAAGAAAGGAATATAGTATTACACTCGTGGAGTGCTATACCTAGTCAAAGTGGCAGATCTAGAAGGGAAATCGTTAAAGGCTATGGATGTCCTGCGGTATCAAATGAATACATGAAGCATTTAGATAAGGTTCTTAAGAATCGTAAAAATGTCCTTTTATGGATTTATGTTTAAGTAAATAAAGGCAATGTAATTATTATGTTGCTTTTATTTTTTTTTATTACTTGTTAAATTATTTGAAATGAAAAAGGAACTTATTTTAGTTAGAGGTGCATCAGGTGCAGGTAAGACAACATTTGTAAATATGTTGGCAAACTTTGGAATTGATGGTCCACATAAAGAAGGAAGTATTATTACAAATATATGTGCTGATGATTATTTTACTGATGATAAAGGTATATATAAGTTTGATGCCTTTCAGTTAAATGAAGCTCATAAATATTGTGAAGACAAATGCGAGCATAATATGTTAAAAGCTCATGATCTTAAGGTAAGTGCATTGATTATGATTCATAATACTTTTACAAGAGCTTGGGAATTTAAAGCGTATGAGATGCTTGCAGTTAAATATGGTTATAAAGTAACACATATTATTATTGAAAACCGACATCAATCTAATTCTTTGCATGGAATATCTACTGATATAGTAGAGAAACAAAAGGATAGATTTGATATAAAACTATAAAATATGATAGGTAAATATAGTATGGCGGACTTTAAAACAGTCCATAATGCTCTCCATTCAGATAGAACGTCTGTAATAATTGGAGGGAAGAAGTATAATATAATGAAACGTGTGAATTCCTGTAGAGCTGTCAAATTAGATGGTGGTCCTATGGTTATGGAGCAAAACAAGACAAGGACTTCAAAGTATGCGGAAAGAGCCAGAAATGGAGAGCATATTAGTTGGATTATGAAAGGTCCATCCTGGGGTTATATTGATGATGAAATAATACGATTATGAAACAATTAATAGAATGGTTTGAAACAGGTTCTGCATTATTTGTGGTTATGATGGGTATCTTTACGATAGTTGTTATACTAGATCATGTAGGATTGTTTTAAAATAATTAGTAAATTACACGTGAACGATTATCTCTTAAGACAACATAGACTCCTAGTAGGAATCACACGATTATAGCTTCCACGAGTAACTGGGTTACTTGATTTTGTATACAGAATCTGTTTGTGAGCTCCCTGATCCTCTGTTTTAACTCGAGAGGACTTCTAAACCGCTTTTAAGTGTAAAAGATAATCTTCATGTGTTTTTTTTAAATTGAAATAAGTATGATAAAGTTTAATCATAAAAGTGATTTTTATTTTGGGGCTCTAGGAGTACCATTGGAAAGATTTGAAGAAATTCAAGATATGTTCAAGAAAAATATTACTTCTGTATCCAAAATAGGAACTAAATCTATGGGAGTAGAGAAACTTCTTGAAGTAATTAAGCCTAAAAATGCATCTGAAATCTTAATAATAGGAATATTAATGGGAGGATATGATGCACATGCTGTGATGTACCGAAAAATGGTAGATGATATGCGAAATAAATTTAAAATAAAAGGTGATAATATTGATGATTTTTAATTGTTAATGTTATTATTTATTAAGTAACTTATAAAACTAAAACTATAAAAATGGAGAACTTAGTCAATAGATTAGAAAAACTTAAATCATTTTCTGACAATCTTAAAAGTAAGATTGAAGATCTTAATGATCAAAATGGTTATTTAGAAAGTATAGATGAGATTGCAAAACTTGCATTAGAGAATAAAGATGCACAAGTAAAGATTAAAGTGATGTTTGAAGTGGAATATCCTGAAGCTATTAGAGAAAATATAGATCCTGAAGGAGGAACAGCTCAATCTTTATTAGAAACTTTATGTGGGTCTCAAGATCCTGAAGCATTTACTAAAAACCTAGGTATGTTAAGACATAAGATAGGAGGAGGTGATGTAGGAAAAGGACAAAAGGTTAATTTATCTAAAACTGTAAGATTAGATAAATTAGACAATATTGTGTTTTTAAGTATATTAACTAATGTTTATCAAGAAGTTAAGAAACATAATACTACTGAACAGATTAAAATTATGAAAATTATTGAACGTCAGGAAAGTAAATTAAAAGTTTAGTAATGGGTATGGATATATATGGTATTAAACCATTTAAACTTATTGTAGATAGTATAGAACCAACTCGGCCTTTAGATGAGGCAAGTGATGAAGATTGGGGTATCTATTTGAAAGCTCGGGATAAATACAGAGAAGAAGTAGAACCTGGGCAATATTTTAGAGCTAATGTATGGGCGTGGAGACCTATGCATGCTATGTGTGTTATAGTTGATTCTGTATGTGACTTAAAGCTTAATATGCATAATTGGGATAATAATAGTGGAGCAGGACTTGATACTCAAGAAGAGTGTACTAAACTAGCTGATGGGATTGAAGATGAAATGAAAGTCTTTGAAGCTCAAGGAATTGGTAAAGTATATTTAGAGGGAGGAATGTATTGTAAAATAAAAGGTGTAGATAATACAGCTTTAGGAACTGGAGGTAGTGAGTTTGTAACTGAAGAAGAGAGAAATGGTAAGTATAAAAAAGCAATACATTATTTAAAGAGTCAAGGAGTATATGGAACAAAGCCTTATTTAATAGAAGATCCTAAAGATGAGTATGTTCTTATAGAGCCTGCACATTCGGTATACCTTTCTCATATTAGGGAATTTGTTAGATTTTTGCGAAATTGTGGTGGCTTTGAGATATGGTAGAAGTGGCAAGAAAAGGAAAAAAGCAAGTATTTTATTTAGACTATATGGATAAAATTATTCAAATATCAGTTAAAGGCGGAATGGCCACAGTAGACAAATGTCCAAAAGGATGTGTTATACTTATTAAAGATTATGATACTCAAGATACTGACGGATCTATACATAAAAAGTATAAAGATGCAGATGGAGAGTATACTCTTGAAATAGTTGATTATGTTAATGTTGGTTTTGTAGAAAAAAAAAGATGAGAAAACTAATTAGTATTTATTATAAGTGTGAAACTTGGTTTAATAGCAAGTTTTGGATGTATTTAGTTAATCCTTACAAAATGGAAGAGTATGTCAAACGGAATGTCAGCAAATAAGAGTTTTGGAGGACTTCATAATCTTACTCTTACACCAAATAGTCTTATAAATTTGAGAACTATTTTAGATGAAGCCTTGACACAAGGTAGAACTAAATTTGAATTTCAAAAATTAACTATTACAACAGTATATGCACAATATATTTTAAGATATTATGGAGACGAAGGCCGTAAAAAAAGGAGTATTCGTAATCGTTAGTTTCTTAAATTTTTTGTGGTATATAGATTTAGTTGCGTGTGTGCAACAGAAGTGATAGTCTATTGTTTGTTAATGTTAACGAGATTCTTTCCAAACAATAGAAAGAGGGAGGGCCCATGCTGTGGTCCTCCTGCACTTCATTATATAAAAAATTTAAATCGTATTTAAAAACCTAAAAAAATGAGTTACATAAAGAGAGCAATAGAAGAAATACAGGAAAGAGGATGGCCTGTAAATGATGAGTCTCTAAAGAGACTTGAAGAAACTATCCGTAATAAACATGGAAAAAGTTTTCATGATTGGATTGACAATAAAAATGATAAAGATGATAAAGACGGAAAAGTTTATATTGATGGCAAAGTTTGTTGATAAAATTATAAGAGAACATTTTTGGTCTAATGGGGAGACTGCAGTTATAGGATTTGATGATCTAGATAATACTGATTGTGAAAAACTTATAGAAACAGGAAAGACATTACTATTAGCCCGAGACGGGGTTCATTTATACCCTGGTCATTTTATTGATGCGTTATTAAAAAATAATCTAAAGGATACTTTTGATAGAGCAGATGCTCTACATAAGAAAGCTATCCATTGGTTTATTTTAATTGAACACAATATTGAGAAATTAAATAAATAGTATTATGATAGAATTTAAAAAAACTAAGTTTGATATTGGAGCTATGGAAAAGACTCTAGAACAAAAGCGCCATTTAAATTCTTGGGTTCAAAATGGTGGAACAGGTAGTTGTATAGCAGCTACAGGTTTAGGTAAGACCCGAATAGGTTTAATGGCAATAGAGCATGTCTTTAAAAATAAAAGTACACGTAGTGCTCTTATTATTGTTCCTAATGAGAATTTAAGGGATAATGAATGGCCCAAAGAGTTTACTAAATGGAAAATGAAACCTTACCTTAAGGATGTAGTGATAATGTGTATTCATTCAGCTTATAAGTTAACAAATAGGCATTATGATATTGTTGTTGTTGATGAAGCTCATACTACTCTTTCAGGGGAATATGGTAAGTTTTATGATAACAATTCTTGGGATAACTTAATGTGCTTAACAGCTACTCCACCAGAGAATGTTGAATATAGGAAATTTCTAAAAGAGATAGCTCCTGTATGCTCTCAAACTGATCTAAAGTCTGCTGTTAAAATGGGACTTGTTTCTCCTTATATTATATATAATGTAGGATTAAATTTTACACCTGCTGAAAAGATTGAGTATGATAGAGTAGATAATCTTTTTAAGCTATGTACAGTAAAATTAGGTGGTCAATGGACTGCTTTTACTAATGCTACTAAATGGAAGAATTCTTCTGATAAGGAGCAGGCTAAATGGGCAAATATGTTTTATGCAATGATGCAAAAGCGTAAGAAATTATGTTATAATGCGTCTAATAAATTAGTGATTACTGATCAGATTTTGCGTAAATTTGTAGATAGAAAGGCCCTAGTATTTAGTGAATCAATTGAGTTTGCTCAAAAACTTCAGGACAGAATAGGTGATGAATGTGTTACATTTCATTCTAAGATGTCTAAAAAACAGAGAGAGGAAACTTTACAGAGATTTGGAGACAACAGAACGAAAGCGAGAGTAATCAGTTCTGTAAAAGCCTTAAATCAAGGTTTAAATGTGCCAGAGTGTTCTCTTGGCATATGTGCAGCTGGAAGTTCTATGAAGTTGGATAATATTCAACGGACAGGTAGAACATTAAGGTTGCAAGAAGGGAAGATCTCCTTATATATAAATCTCTTTGTAAAAGGTTCACAAGAAGTCAAATGGGTCAGGAAAAGATGCCTGAATGATCCCAATGTGCATTGGGTTGATTCATTAGATGATATAATTGTATGACCTTAAATGTATTTTTAAAAGTGTGTGTGTTTTAAGTATACCTGTCTCAGTTAATGGGACGGGTATATATTTTTTAATTTTATAAATAGTAAGCCCTATGAGTAAACAAACTGTACGAGGACAGCCTGGTAAGTATGTAATAAAAGCTACAAAAGTAGCACAACCAAAACTTCCTGAAGATTATCATATTCCGTTAGATCCTGATAAATTTATTATTGAAGCGGAAAAGTATGAAGCAGAAAGAAAGATAGTTAATGAGATTAATCATTACGAATTTAAAGAACAACTGGAAAATAATAAATAATGATAGCATTTGGAAAACCTTTTATTGAAATGTTAATAGAGCATAGAATGAATCTTGCCCAATATTTTATCCTGTATAGTTTAGTACATGACAGAGCCCTTTTGAATGAGTATCAAAAGGTTGGTAATGTTATGGATTGGACTGATTATCAGGCATTACTGAAACGTGAGCATATAGCTTATAATAATGCTGAAGAATATACAGCAACCGATAAGGGAAAAGATTTTATTCATGCTCTTGTAGATAATTTTGATGTAGCAAAGGCAAACAATCCCTTCATTGATATAGATGATATGGAGGATTTAATGAACGATGTTCAAGGAAAAGACTTCAATGAGTTTCAGAAAGCTTATCCTGTTAAAGTTACACGACCTAATGGTAAGGAAATGTTTCTTAAGCAAGGAGCTAAAGACTCTAAAGTCACTTATCTTAAACTTTTAAAGAAAGGTTATAAAGCAGGAGATATTCTTCGTGCTTTAAAACATGAACTTAAAATGAGAGATAGTAATGGTGATATGAAGTGGATGAAAAGTATGAAGAACTGGTTAGGAGAAGAATGTTTTGCTCCGTATCTTGAGGATTTGAAATCTAGTAATAAGACTGATAATACTGTAGATTATGGAGGAAAGGTTTTATAATAATCGAGTTTTACAATATAAACATATACAAGATCCTGCAAAGGAACTTATGAAGTATATGGATGATAGAAGGCATGGACTTCAGCGATCATTAATGACACGGTGGGCTAAATTTAATAACTCTGCAATGGGAGGAATTGATTGGAACACTATCATTACTATAGCTGGTATGTCAGGATGCGGTAAGTCATCTATTGGAAACGAACTTGAAACAAGTTTATTTGATAAGAATCCAACTGAAAAGTTTTCGGTTCTTAGTTTTAATTTTGAGATGCTTGCTCCAAAGCAAGTAGGAAGGAAAATTTCTTCCAAAATGAATATGACAGTTCAAGATCTGTACTCGGCGAGAGAAGCTTTAAGCGATGAACATTACGCTAAAGCCCAAAAACTTGCAAGGGAAATATCTGCACAATATGATATATTTTATGTGGATACTCCTGGAACAGTTGAAGAGATGTATAATACGATAATGAAATTCCATAAAGGTCAATTAACTAAAAAAGGACTTGGTTATGGAACAGTTATTATGTTAGATCATACTCTTTTAACTAAAGGAAGACAAAGTCAATCTGAAAGAGAGATATTGGTTAGTTTATATAAGATGTGTATGACTGTAAAAAAGCATATCAAATGCATCTTTGTAATATTAAGTCAATTGAATAGGGATATTGAAAGTAATGAACGAGTGAGTAATCCTCAAGTTCATTATCCTATGAAGAAAGATCTCTTTGGTAGTGACTCAGTATTTCATGGCTCTGATTATGTACTTATATCACATAAACCATGTATGCTGAATCTTCAGGTCTATGGACCTAAGAAACTTCCTGTGCTTAATCCACTTAATAAGAACATTGCTATGATCTATTGGCATTTAATTAAAAATAGAGATGGCGAAGGTGGTCTTATTATGAGTATGGTGGATAATTTAAAGTACAACAGGGTGGACGAATATTTTAACCCTGGTGAATTACAATTTGTTAATCAAGAAAAAGAACAACTAAATGGACAAGAATAAATTAGCTGTAAAAGAAGAAAGAGTAGCTAAATTCAATGACTTCAATGATATTGGAGATATGATGGGTTTTGCTGAAACTCTTATTAAAAGTAAAATGTTACCGCCAGCCTATAATACACCTGAAAAGGTAGTTGCAGCTGTAACACAAGGAAAGGAATTAGGATTTGATCCTATGACTTCTCTTAGTAATTTGCATGTCATTCAAGGCAAGCCTACATTATCAGTTCATGCGATAGCTGCACTTCTAGCAAGAGCAGGCATTGTATGGAAGTTAATAAAGGATTGTGAAAATGTAGAAAGAGATGGTAAAGTAGTTGATAAAATAACTACTATCAGATTCTTTAAAAGATGGCATGGAGAAACTATCGAAAATGATATTAGCTTTACGTGGAAAGAAGCCCAAGCACAGGGACTCACAGTTAAAGATAATTGGAAAAGAATGCCTCAAATCATGTTGAGGAGCAGAGCTTTGGCGATAGGAGCTCGATTTGTTGCACCTGATGCATTATTAGGTATCTATGAAACTGCTGAAATAGCTGAAGTTATGAAGGTAGCACATACTGTAGATGCGGAAGGAGCTGTTGTAATTAATTAATCATTATAAAATTTATTAAATGAAACTATTAGGTAAACGAGTAGAAAGAGGGAATGCCCACGGTAATTCTCTTTGTATGACCATACAGGAGACTGGTCACATAAAATTATCTCCTGCATTAGTATCTGCATTAGGCATAAAAGCTGGTGTAGTTGGCGCTAATAAAATTGGTTTTGCTTATTCTGAAGCAGGTGAAGCTGTTCAATGTTGTGTTTATGCATCTATTGACGGTGATGGCGTGTCTGTGAATAAACAAGGAAGGTTATTTAATATGCCTCATAATAGGGATATTAGAAACTTATTAGGATTTCCATTAACAGAAGAACATGTTATAATGGTAGATCCTGAACCAATTACCGATGCTTTTGAAGGCTATCAACTATTTGAATTGGATAATAATTCAGCAAATGATGATGATGATAGAGGATATAAGCTCGTAGAAAGAGAAGTTACTGCTGAAGCAACAAAAGACGATGCTCAGCAATTTGTAGCTGGTACTGATGAAGAATTGGAAAAAGAGGTGAATGCAAGTACACCTGAATTTAAAACTCAACCTGTCGTAGATGGAATAGCCCAAGACGATGAGGAGGAGGAACTTGACATGTTTTAATATTAACTAACTTTAAAAAATAAAAAAAATGAATTATTCAATTAATCAAAATACCGCAGTCCAAGAAGGAAATGGTTCAAGCATTATTCCTATTGGTATTAATGAAGATTGTCACTTAACTGGATGGGAAGTGAAAGAAGCCAGTAATGGTAGTACTTATCTTTGGTTTGGATTTACAGACTCTAAGAAAGCTACATTAAGCCATACTGAATGGGATGTAGATCCTGATAGAGTAACTCCTAAAGCAGGTGAAACTCAAGAAGAAGCTTCTGATCGTAAGCTTAGTAATCTTCTTCAAAGGATTAAACATATTTGTACTAAATTTGTTGATCCTAATGACTTTGTTATTACTGCAACAGATTGGAAGTCTTTATGTGAGTCTGTTTGTAAAACTTTAGATGCTAATAAAGATGATATTTCAACTACTGCTGTAAGACTAAAAGTAACTTACTCTTCTTTAGCTGAGTCTAAATTAAAGATGAACAATATTGATAAGTTAGAAAAAGCTGCTTCGTTGGCTACTGCAGAAGTAAGTAGTAGTGATGAAGAAATTCTACCATTTTAGATTTTAGGTTGTTAATAAGATAAGGAATAAAGATCCTAATCCAGTTAGGATTAACATAGTGGGCGAACAAGGTTAATGCCACGTAGTTCAATTATGAGGTAAATCTTTTTCCTTATCTTTATTACAAAAGTTATGGGTAAATATGATTTTAATAATATAAAAGAGTTTGTACCAATAACTAAAGTTAATATCCTAAATGCTATTTCTCCAGAAGAGATCTTTAGACATTATCTTGGTTTTGATTTTGCATGTAAGAAGTTATATCTGAGTCCTTTGAGGGATGATAGGAAGCCTACATTTGGTCTTTACTATAATTCCAGAGGAGAACTTTGTTATAAGGACTTTAATGGCAGTCAAGGTAGTTGTTTTGATCTTGTTATGAATATGTACCGAGTTGGTTTTTATGAAGGACTTCAAATTATTAATAGAGATTTTTCTCTGGGATTTGGAAGTTTTGCAGAAAGAAAAGGAAATGTATATACAATTTTAGCTAAACGTGAAAAGTTAGACTATACTGAGTTTAAAGAAAAGTTTAAGAGTAAGAATACTCAAATACAATTCAAGCCTCAGTTATTTACTTCTCATGATATAGGTTATTGGATGCAATATGGTGTCACTAAAGACACTTTAGTTAAGTTCAATGTTTATTCAGCTAAATATGTATTTCTTCGTAAACAATTGGTTATGTATTATAATAGTCATTGTCCTGTTTATTGTTATGTCTTTCCTAATAGTAGAATAAAAGTATATAGACCACTAGCTTTTAATTTTAGGTGGTTGTCTAATACTACGTCTGATACTATTCAAGGAAGGTTACCATGGCTTAAAGAGGAAAATGATTTAATCATTACTAAATCGATGAAAGATGTAATGTGTTTGTATGAAATGGGTTATAAAGCTGTTGCTCCACAAGGAGAAACGCAACATTTAAGTGAAGCGATCATAGAAGATTTTTTTGTAAAATTCGATAAAATTTATATATTGTTTGATAATGATGAAGCAGGTATTCGAGGAGCAGCTAAATTATATAGTCAATTATCATCTTATTTTAGTAAAGATAATTTGATGAATATAATAATTTCTGTGGAAAGTGAGTGTAAGGATATTAGTGATTTCTACGCTATGTATGGAAAAGAGGAAACTCTTAATCTTTTAACACGTAAAATCAAAAAATATGAAAGAATGGACAGTTGAAATTTCTGACTATATTGATAAAGTTCCTTTATCTCTTAAGAGAAGAGCTAAGTATATCCAAAAGGATAGACATCCTTTAAGTAAACGCAATCAAACTAAATTAGCAAATGGTTCTTATAAATGGAATCCAGATAATGTTTTAGTAGATGAAAAAGGAGAACGTCTTTTGGCAAATCCAAGATCAGCGGGTACACCTAAGTATTGGACTATTAATGGTCAAAGACTATATGATGGTACATTACATTATACAGCACGATCTAAGGTAACAAGATGGGTACATGAGTATTTTTCTAAGTATGTAAGGAAATTACCTAAAATAGTTATTCCTAAAGATCATTATGTACATGTGTGTCTTAATTTATATAGACCTATTGGAGAAGCAAATTGGGATTTAGATAATCTATGGCCATGGACAAAGTGGTTTATGGATACTTTAGTTGAGTATAAAAAGATTCCAGATGACAGCGTAAACTACGTAAGAAGCGTAGGCCAAGTAAATTACGTTGAATCGGATGAAAGAAAATTAATTTTTAATATAAAGCTTACAAAATATGAAAGTAATGGAATCAATATCACAGCCGAAAACGTTGTTGAATCATAGAATAAGTATAAGCGGGCTAAATCTTCTTGCCTGGAATCCTATTGATTATAAAAGAAGAATTGAAGATCCCGAGCAGATTGATGCTCGGCACTTCAGAATAGGATCTGCGGTAGATTATGTTCTGACTGGAAGCGAAAGCTTCTATAATAAGTATAGGCTTGTAGTTCATCAAAGACCTGCAGGAATGATGGGTGATTTTGTAGATCACCTACTAGAGTCAGTTAAAGATCGTGGTATTCATGATATATCTATTGAAGATTGGGAGATTTACTATCTAGATGCGCATGTTCGAGCTGGGTATAAAACTAAAGCAGAGACTGTAATTAAGAACTTTGAAACTAAACCTGAAATTCAGGGTTATTTTAATGAGCAATTAGTAGCAGATGAAAGAATACCTATTTCTGCTGAAGAAGATCAAATTGTATCACGTATAGTATTAGCTCTTCAAACAGGAGATCTTACTAAAAAATGGATTTTAGAAATGTCTGCTGATCCTGATATTGATACATATGATCAACTTGAAATAGAATGGAAGTATCGTGGCTATGATGCTGTTTCTCATTTAGATAAGGTCTTAGTAAATCATAATGCACAAATGATACATCCTATGGATTTAAAGACAACAGGTAAATCTGCATATTCTTTTCATCAAAGTGTTCTTAAATACGGATACTTTAGGCAAGCAGCTTTCTATATGAGAGCTCTTGAAAGTTGGAAGTTAAAAGACAGGCGAATCAAAGACTATAAAATAGATAACTTTAGATTTATAGTAGCTGAAACTGCGTGTTATACTCCACCTTTAGTCTATAAATGTACTTCAAATGATATTACTGTAGGATTACACGGAGGATATTTAAAAAACAGTGCTAAATATATTAAAGGAGTCTGTGATCTTATTGAGGATCTTAAGTGGCATCAACATAATAATAGATGGGATATACGACGAGAGATGGCATTAGCTAGAGTAGATGGAGTAGAATTAGATTTATTTGATGAAAGAAGTACTTACAGTATAGTACCTCTAGAAAACGAGTAGCTATGAAAACAAAAATGGACAACTGGACTAAGTCTACTTTGTTTCTTTTACCAATGATTGAAGAAGTATTAGGAGCTTATTATAAATCTTATGGATTTAAAAATCTTTACTTAGCTGATCATGGGTATGAATGTCTTTATGACTATTGTGTATATGGTTTATACAAACCTAGATTTACACAACAGTATATTAGTTATGAAACAAGATTAGAAGAACATCCATTATGTGTAGATGTATATGATGTTGGTGAACAGCGGGGACAAGTAATGTTTGTATTTAAAATTCCTGATGAGTTTAAAAATGATTACGATTTATTTAAAATTGGGAAATATTCTCAATTTAGTAAAAAGTATAAAGCTCTATTTAAAAAAGGTTCTAATATTTATAAAGTATTGTTTAAAGATCCTGAGCTTAAAGTTTATTGGGAAAAAGTTTTAAATACAAAATTACCTAAAGAAAATGAAGTATGGGATCTGCCGTATCCAAAGGATGAGATTTATAGGTATGATAGGGAAGTACATCGAGTGCTTAAGAAGCAAGATTAATTAATTAATTAACATTTTAAAATTATTTAAATGCAAGAGAGAATTGTAAAAACTAAAATGTATGGCAAAGATGAAATCTTTAAAGTACTAGCTTTAGGAGAAGCTTTAAAACTTCCTGTATTATTATTAGGCCCTCCAGGTGTTGGTAAAACCCAAGCTTTGTTGGACTATGCAACTGCCATTTATGGTGATAAAGAAGAAGCTTTACAAAAGAGCTTTATAATTGAATTGGATGAAGGGACTAAAACTTCTGAAGTTAAAGGTAGAGTAAATATGAAGACTCTTCTTGAAGATAAGAAATATGAAGTAGAAGCTCCTATAGCTGATGCTGAGTATATTTTACTAAATGAAGTTGATAAATGTAATTCTGGAATTAGAAATACTATGTTGTCATTAATGAGGGAAAGAACTCTTTTCTTTGGAGATAAAGTAATTCCATGTAAATGGAAAGTTTTAGCTGCAAGTTGTAATGAGATTCCTGATGATGAATCAGATAGTCCTTTTTGGGATAGATTTGTGCTTACCTATAAGGTAGAACGTGTTGGTATAGATGGTATTGTTAACTATTGGAAAGATATGACAATGAAAGATGTACGTATTAATATTCCTTCAGGTAGAGAAATTATAGGAACTCAAATTCATAAATCTAAAGTAGAGACCATGTTAAATGTTGTCTATGATGCTACTTCTGATAGAACTGCTTCTTATTTGCCGACTGTAGCTAAGGCTATTAAAGCAATATATGGTTTAGAAGATGTTGAAGCTCTTATGAAGACATGCGAATTTGTATGTCCTACTAAAGTAGCTGATCTATCTGGTAAATTGGAGACTGCACGGGTTGCATCTTTAAGAAGTCAGATTAAATCTTTAAGTACTGTTATAAACGGTAATGACAAGTCTTATGCTCAAATGTATTTAACTCAATTAATTACAGATATCAAGGAATTAGGTGAAATGACTACCTATAAAAAGAAATCTGGTGAATTAATGGTTGAATTACAGGACTATATAGGTGAAAACTATGCAGGAACAGAGCATGAAGAAATTTTTGACAAAGAAAATACTGAATAAATGGATAAAGACTATACAACATATAGTTATGAAGATGGCTATGGCTATGGGGATTATGTAGATCCCTATAGTAGCCAAGCTAATTTAAATTCGTATGAATATCAAGCAAGCTTGTTTGATGTAAATACAATATTTCGGGATATGAAACAAGATGATTGTATCATTGATCCTCCTATACGTAGTTATTTATCTGATAAAGTACTACGTTTAGTAAAAAAGAGTATTAAGGGAGATGTTTTAATGGAAGATAAACATATACTTGATATATTTAAGTATTTCTATAAAGCATATAGTCATATAGTAAATGTAACTCCTAATGATTATCACTGGCATTATCTTTTAAGTAAGATGGATAATTGGTTATTGAAAACAATAACTGATTCTCGAGTTCTTTATAGTGTCCTTACAACTATTGCAATATGCAAGAAGTTTAATAATATATTGCAGAAGTTTCAGACTGATGTTTGTCAAACACAATGGGCTTTAAGAGATTTTTTGAGTAAAGAAGGATTGTGGGAAGCAGTTAAAGACTCTTTTGATGGTAAATCTTTTATGCCATATTATTGTGGAGGAGATGATGAAAAGAATGAAAGAGATGCTATTAAGGACTTAACTTTACAGCTCAAAGATAAACTTGAGAAAGGTATTCAAAGTGGAATTCGTCAGGCTAAAAAGGATATTGATAAATATCGTGAGTTTATGGGAAATTCTGCAGGTGATACTACAGCTGAATTGGATTATATAGATGTATATCTTGATCCTGATATTATGAAAGCTGTAGCTGTAAGTGGTAAGTCTATTAATAAGTTTGTTGATAAAGTAATTGATTCTTCTACTGAATCTTTGGGAGGTGTTCCCAAGGTTTATCAGGAGAGTATCTTTGAAGCAGAGGAGATTGATGAGATAGAAGGGATAGAAAATTTAATTCATCCTGCTCTTTATAGAGATCTATTTGTTAAGACTACTAAGTATCATATGAACTTTGATGTTTATCTTGATGATAGCGCTTCTATGACAGGTACATGTTCTTTAGGAAACAATAAAAGTATTAGACAAAGACTTTTAGTACGTTTTATTGCTCTTAAGTTGCATAAATTAGGGATGCTTAGAGATATTTATCTTTTTGATAATTCTTTGCAAAAAATTAGTTTTGCTAATTTGCTTACTTCTCGTTTAGGAGGTGGAACTGATTTTACTCAAATAATTAAAAATATCAAAAAGATAGGAAGACCTGGAATTATCATTACAGATGGACATGCAAGTATGCTACAGCATTCTGAAAAAGCTTATATGATAAATATATCAGGAGGTGGAGGATATTGTGGTTCTGTTTGTGATAAGAGCGTTCCTTTAGCTAGAATGGTTGCTAAAAATAAGTATGTGTATTGGGATACTGGTAAGTTTTACCATTCTAAAATTGTAGAACATGATGGTAGTTATGATAGGAAATATTACTATATAGAACCAGGAAGAAAATTTTAATTATGACTAAGTATGAACAAATTATGTATGAGAGAGATCTGCCTGGGATTAGAAGATCCCTTGAAAGTATAGCAGAAACTCTAAAAACGATAGTAGTAATTATCTCCGATCCAGGAGATGAAGTAGAGCATATTGTTGATTATCCTGCAAAAATGAGCAAGGTATGGGATGATAAAACTACAAATTCATCAGGTAAGTTACCTGATGATTATACAATGGATTGAGAAACTCCAATGGGAGGCTATATAGAGACAAAATGTTACACAACAAAAAGTCTCATATGTAGCTCCCTATACGGAGAGTTCGTAGGATTCATTGCAGACATAAAATAGAGCTAACAATTCTTTAACCTCTCAGTAGTGCTTAATTAATTGGCATCTATTTATGTCTGTTATTTTTTAATTTTTAAATGTAAGAAAGAATGACAAATGAAGAATTAATAGAAACTGTATTAAAAGTTTTGCAGGTGCAAAAACAATATGGAGAAACTACAAATTCAGAAACTGATGTTGCAGATACTTTAAACAAACATTTGATTGAATGGGGTAACTGGAAAGAACAAACTAGAAACCAGCCTGGTCTAAATATAGATTATTTTCATAAAAAGGTAAAAACTTTAATTGAGGAAAATGAGAAGTTAGCAAGACAGTTAGGTAATGTAAATATTAGAGTATCTAATCTTGAAAAGAATATTTTTGAGATTCTTCCTGAAGCTGATGAAATGGTTAAAGAGATTTCTAAAAGAAAGACAGCTCAACTTGGTAAGAAAAGAGGTCCTTATAAAAAGAGGAAGAAAGAAAGTGGAACTGTAGTTCTTCAAGTTGGCCCACCTACTACAGATAATGGTAGTAATGTTTTTGGTGCCAAGACTACTAGTAAGTATAATAAAGCTATTAGTAGAGCTTTAAACTCTTTACATTTTACTAAACAGGAGATAATAGCTGAAGTAAGATCTAAGCATGCTAAAATACATAGGTTTGCTGGTAAAGAGCTATTATATCAAGTGAGAAAAGCTAAATGGAGGCTAGATGGGCGTAGAAGAAGTAAGTTATGAATAAAGATAACAGAACTAATTGTGATATTTGCGGAGACGTAATGGAAGCAAGAGAAAGCCATAATGCAGAACCTTTGGTCAAAGATGGAAGGTGCTGCTCTATTTGTAATGGTGATGTAATTGTTGATAGATTAAGAAGAGTTTTAAAATCTAGAGAAGATGATAAAAAAGAACCTAAACAGTAAAGTCCTTTTTGGTAAGGATTTGTATTCAAAAATAAGTACTTATCTTATGAACAATCCTGATCTACGTGATAGCGATAGTAAGCTTATGGCAAGGATCTGGTATGACGAAGTGCAATCAACTTTAGGCCTTATAGAAACAGCAGAGGAATTACTCATTGCTGTTTCTAAAGGACAGTTGACTAACTGGGAGAGTGCAACTAGATGCCGTAGAAAAATTCAAGAAGAAATTCCTGAATTAAGAGGAAAAGATTATAACTTACGTAAATCTAAAGCTAAACGTGTAAAAGATGGGTTCAATACTCCTTATAATAGGATATTATGACTCAAAAGAAGAAACGTAAAACTTTAAAAAATCGTAATGGTCATATTTGGATCTCTGAGGAGTTTCGTGAAGATGTTATTAAGCATTTTACTGCAACTGGAGATAGTTTAAAGAATATAGGTAATAAGTTTGGTGTAAGTCATACTTGTATCCATAAGATAATAACCGAGTATTTTAAAAAGAAAGCGTAGAGCGGATATATCTTTCTCCTGGAACCTTATCGGTTTGGTTCCAGGGAAGGGTTATCCATAAAAAATAAGTTATGAAAAATGAAGAATTTGATAATCTTAATAGTGAAGATTCTGAATTCCAGAAGAAGGTAATTAAGTTTGTGCTTGCTACTTATGAAAAGCATAAAAATCATTTACCTCCTTCTTTATTTGTTAAATCTGGAGACGGTATTTTTAAATTACACCCTATTCCTCCTCATTTGTTTGAACAACAAAATGGTGAACAGATCATAGCGGATGGTGTTAATACTATTATTAATGACTATGATGCTACTCATGCTTGCTTTGCTTCAGAGTGTTGTTATGCTAAAGTAAAAGTAGATAATGTTGATGCTATTAAAAAAGCTGTTGAAGAAGGCATAGATGGTGTAGAAGGAGCACAGCAATGTGTAGTTCTTTCTTTTGAAAGTAAAAAAGCAGAAGAAAAATATTTTTATAGGTTTCTAATAACAGAAGAACAAAAGCTTCAGATAGAAGAACTTAAAGAATATACAAATAAAGATGGAGAGAATAATTTAATAATAAATTTATTTAGAAAATGATATATTTTATTGGAAATCAGGGAATACTGCCTTGTTGTGAAACAGCAACTATAGAAGATGTAGTAATTTGGTGTTATGACACACCTAATAAAGTCATGGGAGTAGATACTGAAACTGAAGGTCTTAATTGGCTTTCAAAGAAGGTGATTATGCTTCAAATAGGGGATGAACAGGATCAATTTGTGATAGACACACGATTTGTAGATATTTCTTTGCTTAAGGCTCCTTTGGAAGATCCTAATATAGTTAAGATTTTACAGAATGCGAAGTTCGACTATAAGTTTTTGTTGTCGAACTTTGGAATTAGAATGGTCAATATATACGATACTTTGTTAGCTGAATGTTTACTTACTTGTGGACAAAAAGGAGTATCTAAAGGACTCTCTGATTTAGTTTATAGATATTTAGGTATTCAATTAAGTAAAGAGACTCGTAGTGAGTTCCATTTGATTCAGAATGGTACTCCGTTTACTGAGTCTCAGATCATTTATGGGGCTAAAGATGTAGAGCACCTTCCCTCGATCAGGGATTTTCAAATGCTCGCAATTGTGGGATGGGACTTAGAGTATGTCCTGGATCTTGAAAATCGTGCAACGATTGCATTTGCTGAGATAGAAAACAATGGAATTAAGCTAGATCATGAGAAATGGCTTGGGCTAGCTGCTAATGCAGAGAATCGTTTAGAGGAGAAAGAAGAGGAATTAGATGATATAGTATTGAAAGACAATGACTTACGTAAGTATAAGAGTCCAGGAGTTCAGTTAGGAATGTTTGGTGTTAAAGAAAAACATACTACGGTCCTGTGGTCTTCACCTTTACAGGTGCAGAATGTACTTCAAACGCTTGATCCTAGTATACAATCAACTGGTGTAAGAGAGCTCTTTAAAAGACAGAACTTTCATAAGCTTTTTAAGAGCCTTATAGATTATCGTAAAGAGGCTAAACTAGTGAGTACTTATGGGAAAGAGTTTGTTAAGTATATAAAGAAGGAAACAGGTAGGGTACATACTATTTTCTGGCAAATTTTGAATACAGGACGTGTCTCGAGTGGATCCAAAGGGGGTCGTTACTTTGAAGATTATCCTAACATGCAGAATATTCCTGCTTTGAGTGAGTATAGAAACTGTTTTATAGCTGAAGACGGCTGTAAGATTGTAAGTTTTGATTTTAGTGGCCAAGAGTTACGCCTTATCGCAGAGGGTGCCCAGGATCCGTTGTGGATTAAAACTTTTAATGAGGGTGGAGATGTACATGGGGAGGTTGCTGCAATGGTCTTTGATATAGAGGTGGCTGATGTAAGAAATAAGCCAGACTTTCTACGAGGAAAATCATATAGGGATGTTGCTAAGACCATTAATTTCGGACTTGCATACGGTATGTCGGAACATAAGCTTGCTGATACTCTTGATATTCCTGTAGAAGATGCGAAAGCTTTTATTGATAAGTATTTTATAGCGTTGCCTAAGATCAAGAAGTTTTTAGAAGCTTTAGGTAATTATGGTAAGAAGAATAAGCATATACGGACTTTTAAACCATCAAGAAGAATAAGATTCTTTCCTGATGATGTCTATCTAAGTCAGATGGACAGGAAAGAGATGTTTAGGACTCTTGGTGAGATAGAGAGGCAATCTAAGAATACTCCGATCCAGGGGACTGGAGCAGATATGATCAAGTTAGCATTAGCTAAGATTGTAGAGTATATTAGAGAGAATGATCTATGGGATAAAGTAAAGCTTATTACTCAGGTACATGATGAGATAGGTTGTGAGGTGAAAGAAGAGTATGTAGACCAATGGTTACCTGTACAGCAACGTTTAATGGAGGAAGCAGGTGCTGAATTTGTTAAATCAATGAAAATGACCGTCGATGTATCTGTTTCCGATGTTTGGAAAAAATAGTTTTTCAAAATAAGGGTAGGAGGGTCGGACAAAATAGAATGAGACCATTTGAGCATTTGACTGTGGATTAGAGGCGATTTCGTTGTAAAAGAAACAAAATGGTGAATGTGCGAAAACTGTAACGCGGTTGCTGGCCTGTCACCCTACCCTTTCGAATGATTACGAATGGCTCATTCTTTTTTTTAAGCACTTAGGAGGACAATTTTGTCCGTAATTATGAGGATAAGGACTAAGTGTTATTGGGGAATAGGGTTAGTGTCTACGCCTTATTCCCCTTTTTTTTAAAAGCGTTAATTCGTTTTATAAGTACTGATCGTTATCCCAAAATATTTTATATGTAAGCCACATTACTATTAGCATTGCTATTATAAATCCTGCAATATTCATTAACCTGCCATTTTAGTATTAGTCATATAATGAAATTTATAGTACTGATTTCCTAATGGCATAAGTTCTAAAAATTCTTTTAAAAGTTTTGAATGCCCCGCTCTTACACCTCTTTCATATATACCATCTCCCATTAATGTATCTACTACTGCTGTGGGAAGATCTATAAGTATACCTGCGAGTGTGTCTAATGCAGGGAAAGGTTGACCTCTTGTGAGTTGTAACATTGCGTCTGGATTCATAAAGAAGGTTATCTCTGTATTTACACGGTTAAATGTATTGAACATTAATGTCATAGCTGCACTTGCAAATACTTCATCTTCATCATCTTCTATTTCTATTTTACTAAGGAGATATAAAGCACTCATCATTGCCATTATAAAATATATCTCTGCCATATTCTTTCTCATATTGATCTGATCAACTTCATCCATTTCAAGCAATTCCTGAGAATCTTTTGCTAATAGTTGCATTCCAAATTGTTTAGCCATTAGTTTAGCAAAACCAAATGCTCCTCCTGATTTTTCTATAGCAGCTCCATAGCTTTTCCATGTTCCTTTAGTATATCGGTCAAGACCTTCATCAAATCTTTCTGTTTCCCATCTGTCAAACCACATTTCAGGAACCCAAGATCTGAACTGAAAGAGCATTCTTCCAAATACTCCTTTCTTTCCAAGTACTGGAGATTTTCTATCATAGTTACCATGTATCTTCTTTGCCGTAGCATCGTATTTTCTTTTGAATTTAACCCAGTCAGCGCTTCCTTTGTCTGTTTTGGCAAATTTATTCCATCCTGGATTATCTTTAATTGGGAATTCTTCTACGTTCCAGTCACCATCGTTATCATAAGCTTCCCATACTGTTCTTTCATTACCGTTTTTATCAATAGCTTTTTCTTTATGCATCATTGCTACTAGGATCTGTCCGTATACAAAGAACTCTGAACGTTCTTGTAAGAAGTATAACCAGTTTTCACTTCTGGAAGAGTCATCTCCATACATAGATTCAACTACCTGAGCAAGACCATCAAAGTTTTCCATTAGAGCTCTTACTTTTTTACCTGATTGTGTAGGAGAGTATTTTCCTCCATTCATAGTAGAAGCCATCATTATTCCAAATGCTTGTCTAGCTTGTTTTGTAGTGTACTCAGAACCTCCTGCTGCATGTCTGAACACTGCAGATGTACCAAATACAAGGTTTGCAGTGGCTGAGAACCAGTTAAAACCCATTCCAAGGGCTTGTGTGTAGCTTATAAGCACATCACCTGCACTTTGGTACGTTATAGGACGCTCAAAATGCTTTCGTAGAGCTTTAATATAGTTTTCTTTGTTCTTTTCTGTGAGTTCAAAGACTGGGCGGACAGGATCTGAGCTTAAAAATTCAGGTCTCTGGTTTAAATCAGAATATATAAACGATTTAACTCCTTTAGGAAGGTCTTTAACAGTCTTCTTAAAATCAGAGTAGGCTTGTAGGTATTCAACTCCACTATCTAAATCTTTTTTAAATTGATCGGCTGCCTCAGTTGCGTGTTGTAGCTGTTCTTTTGCTTCAGTACTCATCTTTAAGTCACTTCCTACATCTTCTAATATTTTAATAGGAGTACCAGGTTCTCTTGTTATGCCATAAAGTAAGGCTTCTATAGTGTATTGTAATTGAGCTTTAGAACGAGTTAGTCCTGCTTCTTTTCTCATTAAGTGCCCTTGTCCATCTATCTGTTTAGTTCCTCGTTCAGTTTCAGTAGCTTCTTTTACATTTCTTAGCATTCTATTTGCTAGAATAACTTGAGGTTCTACTCGTGCTTTATGTTTGTAATTAGTAGCCATGGCCGCAAAAGCTTTAAGTATTTTTCCAAGATCATAACTTTTTTGATCGGGCATTAAGGATTCATTTGTCATCCATAATGGAATGGAAGGAATTTTTTCTCCTGTACCTGAATCTATAGTTCCATATTCTACTTCAGCATTAGTTCTATCAGTTAATAAACTTACTAAGCTGTCTTGTGCTCCTGTAATTATTCCTCTAAGAGCAGAGTCTGTATATTTTTCTTGAAGGTCACGGACTAAATCAGGTATTCGGTTTTTACTGATGTCTCCATTATCAGGAAGCACACTCCACATATCCTCCATTTTATCACTATAAAACTCATAGAATTTCTTTAATGCGGGATCTTTCATGATCTCCTTAAACCTACTATCCCAAAATTTAGAAGCAGGTACTGATGGAACATATTGAGAAGCTCTATTACTTTTAAAACTAAATTTATTTGGAATAGCATTTTCGGTTACACCACCAACTTTTTTCAATTTAGTTGGATCTAATATTTTTTCTGTTATACTACTGTATATAAAGGGACTATTTCTTTGTTCCCAATATCCTAATGCATTAGATCTTCCAGAGATATCTTCTTTCTTTTCAGAAGGATACTTAGCTTCGTTACCTATTATTATTTCTTCTCTTGCGTTTTTATATTGCTCAAATCTTAATTTTTGATCTTCAATTAAAGCATCTACTATTTCTTCAGCTTGTTCGTCTCCTCCTAGTTTTTCTATTAAACTTTTTCTATACTCTGCTACTTCTTCTGCAGATCTAACTTTCTGATCTTCCATAGGAATACGAGGATCATATACTTCTTTACCATCAATAAGCATGTTTATATTTATACCTACTGTATTGTCACCTAACCATTTGATATGATTTCTATAAGCTGTATTTGCATTTCCTGCTTTACCTCTGGCAGTATCTAATTTTGAACGTTGTGCTGCTAGTTGTCTATAGTATTCTATTCCTACTCTTCTAACTAGATTGCCTGTTTTCTTTCCTTCTTCATCTATTTGAGCCATCATATCAAATTTCTCTATGAGAGTTCCTCCAGGAGCTTCTGCTAATTCTTTAATAGCTTTGTCTACTTCTTTTGCTATTCCTGTAAATTCATTATTAGCTTTAATGATTGCATCTTGTAGCCATTTATCTACTATTCTAACGAGGGGTACTTTAGAAGTATATGCTCCTCGAGTAGTTGCACTGAACCAATCTGGATCAAATTGAGGACCAAAAATATCTTCCATAGCGAGATCCATTCCTGATGAAGCATTCACTTGATATCCTATTATTTCTTTTGCAGAAGTAGTCCATCGTCTTTCAAGATCAAACAATATAGCAGGCAAGTCTTGGAAATCATATCTTTTAAACTCAGTATCTTTACTAACCCTATCTAATACTCCTTCCCATGCTTTGATAGTTTTAATCACTGAATCAAGATCAGCCATTGTTCCATTTTTTGCTAATAGATCACTTGCCCATTGAAGCTGTTCTTTTGCTATATCAACTACTTGTTGTGAGGTTTTTTTATCTATTATAGTATCTATTTGCTCTTTTAGTACAGTAATTCTATGCTCTAATGGAGCAATTGCTTCTCTCTTATCATCTTTATCAAGAGATCTGGCTCTAGTTATCCTTCTATTAAGGTTAGCTATTTGATTTTCAATTGATGAAACTACTATTCTTGTAGCATTATCAAGTTTTCCTAATCTGTTTGAACTTACTATAGGAGATGCTTGACTTATTGTTCCATCACCTCTAGTATCTGAAAGTAATATTATGTAGCCTCTGTTAGTATCTGGAACTATTTTTGTTTGTACTCCAGGATTTTCAGCTTCTATTTTTTTTGCAATATCTTGGGCACCTTTAATAAAGGTAAATAGTTTTTTACCTCCTTTACTATTAAGTAATCCATATCCTTTTTCAATTTTATGTAAAGGAAGATTCCTTATAGTAGGGATTACTTTAGGAGCGGGTTTAGTATCTTTAGAAAGGTATATATCATTCTTTTTTGACATTACTCCTAATTTACCCTTGATTACAACAGGGTCTTTTAAAGTTTGTACATTGCCTTCTTTGATGGCTTTCTTTATCATTGCATTAGAGTAAAAAGGTTTAACTCCTTCAGCAGTTGATACTGTAATATGTGGAACAGGTATTTTAGAAACAGGATTTTTTACAATAAGGGCTTGTCCTTTATCATCCTGAACTATTCCTGTAACAACTAAGTCAGTGTGACCATTAAAGTCCAAATTCATTATATCTTCAGATTCAGGTTTAAACTGAACTGTTGAATGATGCATGAAAACATTTTTATGTTTAGCAGGAAACTTGTCTAGTAACATTTTTCTTGCTTCTTTACCTAAAAATACTCCTGTATAAATAGCGTCTTTTGCTATAGATTCTATAGGAACTTCTTTTTTCTGTCCAAATTCTCCTGAAGTATCATCATCTAGCCTTGTCATAAAGTCGTCGTACTCTTGCTTCTCTTTACCTAATGCTTTTTTGACTTCTGCTGGACTTGCTACCAGATCTTGTAATTCATTGAAATCTATTCCACCTGTTGCAAAGCCTACTTCACCAGTTAGGCCTACTGCACTTGCAGGCGAGTCTTCAGTTAGTGTATTTGTTTTTTGTTCTCCTGGGACAACATCTGCACTATATATAATAGCTTTAGTAGTGGGTCGGGAAAGAGCTACATATTTTAAAGAGTTGCTTTCAGTCATATATGGTTTACCATCCCAATCGTTTATTACTCTTCCTGATACTTTTTCCATATTGTCCCAGTCTATAAGAACATTTGTATAAGTAGAACCTTGAGCTTTATGAGCAGTAATAGCGTAGCCATAATCCAAAGTTTTTTCATGTTGGAAAAGATTACTATTTTTTATTCCTACCCACTTTCCTTTATAAAAGTCTCCTTTAAATCTTTTCATTGCTTCCGCTTTCGACATCGTTTCACCTCCTAGTGAAGCAGTTTTTGCTTGATATCGTTCTGCAGGTATCTGAAACTGATCTTTAATTGTGTCTAATTGGTCAAAACTTTGTGCATAGCGTTTATTTTTTTCTCTTAAAGTAAGACTATCATCACTATATATTTGACTTTTATAAGTTTCTATTTGAGTAAGTACATCTAATACTGCAATATTACCTTCTGCTTTAGCAGCAGGATCAAATATGAATGTTTTAAAAGGTTTTGGATAAGCATTTTCTTTTTTTAACTTTTCTTCTACTTCAGCTGAATATCTTCTTTGTACTGTAACAAGTTTTCCTGTAAATGCGAGTTCAGACATTCTTTGACCTGTTATTTTACTGACTAAAGCTCCTGCATCAGAAGTATTTCCTATTTTTTCATTAAGATCGGGATTATCTGCAACAAGCATTTCATCTGTGTAGCTTGTTTGTTCTGTAATAACGTAGGTTCCTGCATTGTCAATTTGTCCAGATTTAGCATATCCAGTAAGTGGTTCTCCTACTTGAAAGGCTCCATTCATTACTTTATCTCCTAAAAGAGCTCGTCTTCCAAGCGTATTATATTCTTTTACTGCAGCATTTGTATAGGCTATTACTTTTGCATAAAGAGGACTTGATTTCATAGCAGAATTTCCCATATATTCTACAATAGTATCTTTAAAAGTTTGCATATTACTTGTCCAAACTATTCCTTCTCCTTTTTCGTTTACATCTGTTTTATGTTCAAATTTATCTGTTCTAGAAAGTCTATTACTTCTTATGCTTCCTAAAACTTTCATTAAAGGATTACCTTTTTCTTGTCTTTTAACTTCAGTTAGCTCATAGTGATCTCCATGATTCAATGCATCACTTAATTGTTTATTTCCAACAGGTGGCAACTGCAAAGGATCTCCCATGAATATGGTTTTCATGTTTTGCTTTTTAATTAGCATGCTTATTGCTTTATTAAAATCATCTTTTATCATAGAGGCCTCATCTATAATAAGTACAGATCCATAAGGAAATCCTTTTTCTATTTTTTCTTGTGTTTGATATTTATTACTAAATACAACTCTACCATTACTATCTATCATTTTAGCTGTGCTCAATCTTGAGTCTACAGTTCTTGGTAGTTCGACATTAGAAAGTCCAATATGAGATCCTGCAGTTGAAATTACGGAGTATAAAACATCATTTGCATAATGAGTAGGGGTAGAAAGTTCTATTTTTTCTTGGGTTCCTCTTTTAGAGGCAACATAACTTAAAAAGAATGTAACTAAAGTAGTTTTTCCAGTTCCTGCATACCCTCTTAAAGAAAATGCATTTCCTGCGTTAGCATCTTTTCTATCAAAGAAATCTGCCATTTTTTGAAGGCCTATAGTCTGATCCTCTGTAAGAGCTATAGGGCCTGTGTCTATCGTAACTCCATTAATAGTTACACTATTATTTGTAGATTGAGGTTCACTAGGAGTACTATAATTTTCAGTTCCTAATGCTATAACATTTTCATAAATTACTGTGCCTGGAGGAACTAACTTATCTGTTCTATGGTTTTTAACTTGTTTCTTTTGGAAAGTACTATCGACTTCTATTCTATAGATAGTTCCTCTGTAGTCTACTAATTCTTGAGCAACTCCAGTAAACTCTACGGGATCAGGTGAAAGATCAGTACGAGTTTCGTTTACATCAAAAAGTTTTGTACGTGGAATATTTGTTCCTTTTGCTATAGCTTGAGGAGAATCATAAACAGTCTCTGCTAACCATTGTTCCAGTAAACTATCAGTTTTTTGATATACATCACTAATAGCTTGTTCAGATTTAGCCCAAGCTTCTTTTGTACTTAAACTACGAGATCCTATACCTGCAAAGTTTTTAGTAAGTACAGGAATTTCAGTTTTTCTAAATCTTTCTGTTTTGACTTCCCATTGAAACCAACTATCTTGTGTTGCATCATATACATAAACTGGTTTACCTTCATTGATGGCCATTTGAACTGCATAACCTGTTCCTCCTTTTACTTGCTCTATTTTGGCTTTTTTGCCATATTTCATTTCAGTCCCTTTGGGAATTATAGTTCCAATAGCATATACAGCATCTGCATACTTAACTTGTGCCCAGTTTCTAATCATATAAGCTGATCTAACTTGATGAGTAGGTGCAACTCTTCCCATTTGTCTAGCTGCAATAGTTGCTTTCTTTTGTCCTTCTTGATAATCTTCAGTAGATAGATGAGTAGGTTTAGTACCTCGATTTTTTAATTGGTCGCTATCTACATCAGTAGCTCCAGGTTCTCTATAATGTTTATGATTAACTACTCCAAAACCTCTTCCTATTTTATCCCAAAGTGTATCTCCTCCTTTTGCTCCTCCTGAATGATTTGTAAAATCAGCCATTTTTGTAGGTAGTGTAGGATCAGTTTTTATTGCAGGTTGTGTAGGAGTAGTTGTTCCTTCAACCTCTTCTTTAAGATTTTCTTTTTCTAATAGTTCAAGTAAACCGTCATATTTTCCTCGTAATGTCAATTTATCAAGAACAGCTTGAACTACATTATCATAAGTATATACTCCTTTCGGCACTCTATTACCAAATACTTTTAATTGAACTCCTGGTGCTCCTTGTAAACGTAGTACTCCACTTATGCCTTGAAACAATTCACTAACTGTATAAGCGTCTAAACGTCTTATAGGAAAAAATGATTGTATTTCTTCTACTGTCTTTGGTTTTTCGTCAGTAGTTTTTCTAGGGTCTGTTGTATGAGTTTCAGTTCCTTCTACTACTTCAAATTCTAAGGCAATAGGGTAATCACCTACTAATCTATCTGTCACATCTTTTGTCCATCCTTCTTGTTGCCAAGTTTGGTTTTGATATTCTGTAGTAAACTGATGTACTCCTGTAATTTTAGTAAATACTGAACGACCATCTTTAGAGGTCATTCTTACAATTTTTCCTTTAAGATCTGATATTCTGCTTAGCCCATATTCTTTTACCATTCTTTGAATATCTGTCTTAGCTCTTGTAGTTCTGGTTCTATCTCCACTCAATATAAGATCCATAGCAGATTTACCTTTAAATTGAGGTTGCATAGTACGTTCTTTCCATACACCATTTTCGTCTTGGTATTTTGAACCATCTGTAAAGTTTTGCTGTATTGCAGTCATTCCCGCAGCCTGCTCCATCAACTCTTCTTGAGTTAAAGCTTCTTGGGCACTTGTTTCTGCTACTTGTCTAGCTTTAACTGCGTTATGTCTTAGAGTTATACTAAATCTTTTGGTTTTATTCCCTTCTTCTTTTATACCATGTAGGTAATCAAGTTGAGAACGAGTTCCCATAGTTATAGCAACTCCAGATTCCATAGGAATAGAAACTTCTTTTCCTCCTCTTATTGCCTTAACAACCATACTTCTGGTATCCCCAAAACTTATTGTTACTACAGTAGGGTCAACTCTTCCGTTATCTACAAGTATAGGTTCTTTATCAGTATGAAAATTAATTTTTTGCTTGCCGTCTTTATATTCATTTATCAGATTTACGTCAAAGTAACCTTCAGGATAGCCTAATCTTTTTTCTACATCTCTTATAACTTTATTTAATGCAGGAGGTACATTTGTATTTGGAGGTCTTCTTACTTCAGACTTTCCTGTTCCATATACATACTCTACATCTCCATAATACATAGAACGTCTTATTCTTCCCGATTTGTCAGATTCAGCATGTTCTGCACCATAAGTTCTATCAAATATGTCTTCAATTATTTTAAAAACTTGTTCAGCATCTTGTTTATTATACATTTTACGAGCATGTATTTCTACATTATCATCTCCATCTATAACAATTCTTTCTCCTGGTCCTGATATGCTATAGTCCACATCATCTTCAAGGGCATCTTCAAGGAATTCACCATCTTCTATTGTTTTTTTCTCTTTGAGTTTTGCCATTTCTTCAGCTTGAAGAGTAGCCATCTGTAAGGTTTGATCTATTCCATATTTAAGAATACTGTCTTTTACTCCTGTTATTCCAGTTTCTTTTTCCCAGCTCTTAAAAAGAGTATTGAATATCTCTATTAATTTTTCCCAAAGATTCTTTCCTTGTTGGTAACCTGTTGGAATTGAATGAGAACGAGCAAATATTTGAAATGTTGGGGAAGTCATTATGCCTGCAAGGAATTCTTCTATATCTCCTTGGCCTGCTCTTTCTCCAAATAAAGGATATAGTAATTCATTAATATAATGATTAGGTATTCCTTCACCTTTTTTAAAATCGTCTTGTAATTTATTTATATAGTCTCTTCTGGTTTTTTCATCTTTCCAGTTATCCCCAAATAATTCTCCTAATGTTTTAGTACCAAAATCTTGACTTCCTTTTATTCTAAATTTTATTTGAGTTTCTGGACCTGATTTAACTAAAGCATCTAGAGTAGCATCTCTTAGTTTAACTATATTCTTATAGAATTTCTTCTCAGTAGCTGTAGCTTTTCCCATTGTTACTTTGGTAGCTAGTCCTGATGTGAGTACATGTGTAAATTCATGTAGTATTAAATTGTTTTGATATTCTATTTGCTCTTCTTTTGAAAATTTAGTATTTACATAATCACTTTTTTTACTTTGATATAAATCAAGATGAGCTGCTTCATATCCTTTTTTTGGAGTAAATTTTCCTCCGAAAAATCCTGTAACTAAAATTCCTCCATCAGGATCTAGTTGAACTACTTCTCCTCCTTTTTCTACTGCTCCATACATATTAAGACCAATCGGAGTTTCGCTTAAACTCCCAAGCATTCTAGAATATAGTGTAGCCATTTGTCTATTAAAAGCATTACTTCCACTTGTTCTTGCTACATATGAGAGAAGATTTTTTAGTCTTTGATTTTGTCTTTCTGCTTGAGTGTCTCCTGTTACAGGCTCACTAATAGCATCAATTACTCCTTGGATAGGAGTATCTTTTTTTGCTATGATCTCGTTTTGGCCATCTCCTGCTCTTTTAAGCCCTTGATTTTGAGTATTATTAGTTTGTTCTACTACTTGAGGAGATTCAGGGGTAGGTGCTAAAGTTTTAGGAAGATTCTCAGTATTCTTACTTAGTAAGTTTGCTTCGTTTGCATCATATTCAGCATCTTGTCGAGTTCCTAATGTACTGATTCTGTGATAAACAGTATACATTTTACCGTCTTTACCTTTTTGATTGTTTTCTATCTTTTCGTAAAGTTCCCATTTATTGGTCTCGTTATTTCTATAAGCAAGAAAATGTATGTATGCAAATCCTTTACCGTCTTCTCCAATAAGATCTACTTGAGTTACAAACTCTTTATTTTCTTCTGGTTCTGTTCCATTTGCAACCTCATCGCTTCCGCCAAGTAAAGTAATTATGTCTCCTTTTTTAATTTGGTTCTTTTTATCAAATTTTACTATAGTTTTTGTTCTATAGGGTTTATGTTGGAAGTATTGTCTAGTAAATGTAGATGGATTTGGGTACCCAAAAGGAGATGTTAATGGGGGTCCTAAAATATCAGGGTTTTTAAAATCAACATCTCTAATAGCTTTTGCATAGCCCATATCTTGAAGACTTACATAAGGTAAGATTCTCATGAAATTAGTAGGATTTTGTATACCTCCTGATGCAAAAGAATATTTAAGTAGGTCTAAAGCAATATCTTTTAAAACTATCTTTCGTCCTCCTTCTACTTCTATAGTTTGTGTGCTATTTAGCCAAGAATATAATTCTCTCAGAAGATCGGGCTCATCTATTTTTTCATTTCCACTAGCCATATACTCTAACCTGGAAGGTTCTTCACCTATTACTTCTGCCATTCTTGGATAGAGTCTTTTTAAAAGTTTACTATTTTGTCCCCATTCTGTTTGTTGTAAATAATGTATTATTCTAGCCATAGAGGCTTCTGCTAAGATAATTTCATCTTTAGTTGAGGCTTCAGATTTTACATCAAAAAGAAGTCTTTGTCTTACATCTGATAATGATTCTCCAAATACTTGTTCAAATACTTTTGCATTTACAAATTGTTTTAGATCTCCCCATACTTCTGCTTTTCTTTCAATAGGCATATATGTAGATCCTGAAAGTTCTTCTATTCCTTTGAGGGCTTGTGTATAAGCTCTTGATTCATAAGAATATAGTTGTCCAAAGAGTTTTGTAGCGAGCAGTTCTCCATATTTAGCAGCAGTTCCTATGAGACCTTGAGGATTAAGTATATCTACTTGTCCATCTGGCCCAAGAACTACATCTCCTATTAGTTGTTCTGTCCCTTTAAGGAATACCATTCTTTCTCCTGTACCTACAGTTTTCTTTATTCTATCTTTTAATTCTATAGCATCTAGCATTGTTTTACCTGGATGCCTCATTGGCTGATTAGTATTTGTAACATTCTGTGCTTGGGAAAGATCTTCTCCCATTTGAGTAATAACTTCAAATTGAGCTAAAATGTTTAATTGGGTTCCCCAGTAAGCAGTTCCTTTTTGATCTGCTCTTTTACCAAGCATATCTTCCATCTCATTAAGAGATAAAACATTATCTAGTTTTTCTTGATCATTTAAAGCTACTCTTGGGTTTGGAACTGTATTATCTCTTTTAGCTTTATCAAGTAATATTCTTTCAACTTCTTCAAAAGCTTCTTCACTAGCTTTTGTTCGTCCCATTATTGTATCTTCAGTTACCTTACTACTCTTTCTGTTATAAATGTCTATCCACAATTGAATAGCTTCCTGATTAGCAAAAGCTCCTATATATCTTTCATCAAATCCTTGAGCCATAAAAGCTAAAGATATTCCGAAAGTAGAACTTTCCATATTTAATTTATGAAGGGCCTGATCATTTGCATTATCGGCACCTGCTGATTGGAACCCCGCTGAAACTTCATTTTTAAGTCCATCTTTTGATACTAATTTTGTATCTGAAACTCTATTACCAACAAGTGTTTCTCCTTTTTCGCCTTTAAATTTTATTAGTAAAGGAAAATTTTCCATTTTCCCTGTTTCTTCATTTTTTATAGCATACTCAAATTCTATATCTACATTCTGTGCTTGAGCTAGAAAAGTATTAAACAAAGAATAAACTCCAAGAGCTGTTTGTCCATCTTTGTTTATAAAAAAGAAATCTCTTTGAGTAGTTGGAGCAATAAATAATGGAGAAGTTCCTGGTCTTGTCATTATTTGTTCTAGTCTTTCTCCTGTTTTATTTATTTCATTTTTGGCATCATCAAGTGGTGTAAGTGCTTTTTCTACTACTTCAGGTATTTCCATTACATCATTATATACCTGAACTACTTTATTTTGAAGGCCTTTCATATTGTTCTGAAGCTCGTTTTCTACTTCTTCAACGGTCTTTTCTTCTCTAGGTAACCCTTTTGTTTCTGCGTCTATTATAACATTACCATAAGGAATTCCTATTTTGTCAAGGTCTACTGTTCCTAGATCATTATCAAAACCAAACTCTTCGATAAGTCTTTTCTTAAGATATTCATATGTTTTAGGAGCCTTTTCTTTTAGTTTAGAAAGCCCAGTTCCTAAACCTCCTTTAGGAAATACTACTTGTGTTCCAAAACCTGCTTTTGTAATTGCTGTAATATCTTCATCTATTGCTTTTTTATTATCTTCTAAAAACTCGTCATAGAAATATGCACCATCTTTTGTAGTTGGAGATACTTTAGTTCTTAGTCCTATAGTATTAGATTCATCTCTGACTATTGCTTGTCCTCCTTTACCCTTTCTTTCCATATTATCTCCAAATACAAAGAGTAGGTCTGGATTATCTTTTATAAATTTAGGTGTATATTTTTCATTGGTTACAGCAACTCTAGCATATCCTTCTGTAGAATCTTCAGGAATTCCTATTTCTGAGTCTTTACTATCTTTTTCTTTTGCTTTTTTAGCGGCTCTTTCTTGGTCTTTTCTATGCTTATCTTCAGCATGTTCTCTTGAACCATATTTAACTATTTTTCCATCTTCAAGTTCATAGGTCCAGTAATTATAGGTAAAGAGTTTATCTACGTCGAAGTCAGAACCCATTTGAGTTGTGATACCATCAGGAACTATGGCCAAGTCCCCTTGGTAAGATGGTAGGAATCCAACTATTTCAAGTGTTACCATACTACTATGGCCTTGAAGTGGGATCCTAAATCCAAATATTTCTAAAAGCTCAGGAGTTAATTTGCTTGTATCTATAGTAAGTTTACCTTTTTCTTTTTTGATATACTTATTTATATCGGCTATCTTACCATTCTTTCCTTTAATAGTCCATGGTAAAATAATCTGTGCTCTTTGGACTTTATTGTCCTCAGTAACCATATAGCTTAATCCTTCTTCAGGATTGTATCCTTCTGCCCATGCTATATCCCCTCTTTCTTCTGCAGAAAGTTTATTGAATTCTTTTATTCCTTTAAAGCCTGCGCTAGATCCTTGAATAAAAGATTGTCCAGGTAATTCAGAACGTAGTATTTTATTCTTAATTAAACTTAAGATAAGGGGCTCCATTCTAAATGCAGCTAAATGAAAACCTAAAGGAAGATCAAATGTATTGACTTTGGTGAGACCAAGAGCCATAATATCATTTAATGGATATCCTCTTTCTAAAGCTTCGTCTACTAAAAAATCTCTTAATGCACTTAAGTCTTCTATATATACATTTTCTGTTTCGTATTCCTCACCATCAAGATTTTTAACAGTCTTTATTGTTTTTTTAGCTCCTATATCGTCTAAGAACTTATCAAATTTAAGATCTAATATATCTTTCTGTAAGCTATCAAATTTATGACGTAGAGCTTCTATATCAGTTCCGTTTCTAGATACTTTAGGAAGACCTTCAAATAGAAGTTTTTGTCCTTGAGTAGATTCTCTAATTATATCTTTTTGCCCTTTATAAGGATTTTCTTGCTGTATTTTATAACCACTTCTTGGAAGAATAATTACATCTTCAGTTTTAAACTCAAGATCTTCCTTCATGTTTCCTTTACTGTCAAAAACATTTTGAATATTAGAAGCTCCCAGTTTTACTCCTGTTTCATATATCATCATATCAGCACCTGAATTCTCCAATTGTAACAGAACTTGTGATACGTCTAGATCTTTTACTATTTGTGGGATCAAAGGAAAAGAAGATGTTTTTAAATAGACGGCTCTGGCTGTTCTTGCTGTTCCTTCTAATTTAAATCCTGTATATACAGGTTTAAGCGGCTGTAATATTACTTCACCTATTTCTTTATCGGTAAATTTATTATCCTCAAGTTCTTTTAGGGCTTGTTTTTCACTCGCTTTATCTTTACTTTTTCGTGCTGCTACAATATCTTTTAAAGCTTTAAGTTGTTTTTCATATCTATTACTTAAGTCTTGAAACTGAGTATCTTTTATTTTACCATAGGCCATTAAAGTACTAAGATGTTCTCCCATAGTTGTAAGAGACTGTGCATCTGTTGAAGGATTATTTTTAAAGTTTGCAGCAATGACCTTATTCATTTTGATCATCTGATCCATATTCTTTATTGCAACATCTCTATCTTTAGCTATTATAATCTTTAAAGAAGTTGCTCTTGAAGCATGGATAGGATTATCCTTTATTAAAGGATTAGCCCAATATCCTTTAGATCCTGTTGCTCTTACTCCACTTATTCTTTTGTTAAGGTTTGCAAAAGTTGACATCAGATTCTCTTGAAGTGTTTTTCCTTCTTTCCCTTTATAGTAGTAAGCAGGGTCTCCACTCATTAACTGAAACATCTCTTTGTTTGCAAACATGTTATTTAATACATAGTCTGCAGCAGCAGATTGAATAGATCTATGATGAACATCATCCATGGTTATACCTGGAGTTTGCGTAGTCAGCTTGGTCATGTCTTTTGACCGCATTCTTTTCATATAGTCTTTAGAAAATCCTGCTAGATTCCATATTCTATCTCCTTTGTCATTTTCAAATGTCTCAAATATTCCTAAGTTTGACCAATCAGCTACTTGTTCTTCTATTGAAGCAATTAAGTTTCGTTCTATAATACTAATGATTTCTAATTTCTGTTCATCACCAAAAGGAATAATTAGATTTCCTTCCCCATCCCATAATTTTCCTATATCTTCTTTATTTAATATCTCTTTATTAAGAAATGGAAACATTAAGAATTTATTAGCACCATCTTTATATCCGTTTACTTTTTCTTGTTCAGCAGTACTTAATTTTTGAAAAGATGCTATTCTTAGCATTTCCGCTTCAAAAATATCATAAGCAGCTTTTTGTCCTTCAAGTCCTATACTTATAATACTTCCTGGCTTTCCTTCTTCAGCGGCATCATTCCATCCTAAATTAATTTTTTTCCTTAATGCATGTATTACAGGTATTACAGTATTATCAGCAGGAGTCATGTAGATATACTTAGCTACTTTTTCATTCCCATTGTTTTGAAAAAGAGCTATTTTATAGAACTCAAATTCTTTAGGAGTCATATCAGCTATTTCTGCAGCTACTCCTCTTCTTATTCCATGTGCTAAACCATCAACTATCTCTACTTTAAAAACCTGACGTAAGAGCTCTCCTTTATTATATCTTTCTTTTCTTTTCTTCCACCTTTTTGTCTCATTTTTATTTAATCCTTTAGGAGGAGTCTCTTGCATCATAAATGTATCAAATGCAGCTATCCATTCTGAATTAACTTGAAAAGGCATTTGAGAAAGTTGGTGTAGATTATTTGCAGCTTCTGTAACTTCAGGGCTTCTATTTTCTGCTTCTCCGTATTCATTAGCTATTTGTAATAGTTTAGCTTGTTCAGTAAATTGAGAAAGCTGAGAGTACTTGTATAATAACTGATTGCTCACATTTCGAGAACCAGTTCCTACTTTTACTCCTGTTGTTCTTACTTCGGCTCTGGCTAGTGCTCGTATTCTTCCTATTTGTCCTTCAGTTAGATCACGGAAAGGATTTTTTGATTCTAGGGTAGCAAGTTTTTCTACATTTTTGGCTAGTATCCAAGCACCATCTACCTTAATTTTCCCCATTTTATCTCCCGTACCAACTTCTTGGACTATTCTATCTCTTCCTTTATAAAGAACGTTATGTCCTTTACCTATAGTTTCATCTACAACTAGCGTATCAAATAAGTATTTTGCAAAGTTTCCATCAGGAGCAATTAACTGTCTTAAATTTGTAACTCCTCCTGTTTTAGATCTTACTTTTCCTAAAACATTTTTAGGGCTTTTTACAAGTTGTACAGCTAAAGGATGCGAAAGTTCTATACCAAGTAGTTTAAATATATCCTGAATACCACTAGCCATTTCCGCTATTCTTTCTTCTGGATTTAATTTTTTACCAAAGCGTTTAATATCATCTTTTCCTTCTCTTATAGCTAAAAGCTCTTTGGCTTTCTGCTCATAGATCATTTTAACATTGGCTGCTTTAGTGGGAGATATAAATAGTTTTCCCCCTATTTCACTAATAAGCCCTGTTTCACCAGTACTAGACGCTAAGTTATTTTCCCATTGACTAATAATTAGATTAGTATCATTTCTAGTATCTCCACTAAAGTTTATAAGTTTAGAACCCATACTTCCACCTCCGTCGTTTTTATCAGGAGTAATCTGTGCTACTACTCTTTGAACTTCTGCATTGGCAGGAAAGGCTACAACTAATTGAGATTTAAGTTGATTAGGTTGTAAAATCTTTGGATTTAAATCTATATTCTTAAGAAATCCTGCTAAGAAAATCAATTGAGGATTTAAAGTATTTTCTGCATGTTTGTCTATTGCATTAATTATAGCGGGAAATGTTTCAGGTTTATTAACTAAAATACTTAGTAAGTTATTATATAGATCTTCATAATTAATGAAGGTTCTCATTCCTAAGTAATTAGTTTCTTCTGTATATACATAATCTCCTTTTGCGTTTTTAATCGCTGTCTTGATTTTAGGAAATCTTGAAAAAAGAATTCTTACTTGCCATGGAGCTGTTTTTCCTAAATCAGTTTTTAATTTAGCTTTAGACGCATAGCTTTCAGTAAGTCCATCAGAAACTTCTATATCTACTAATTCTTCTCGAGCTTCTTCTCCTTCATATATATACTCTAATAACTTTTTGTCATTTATTTTAATTCCAATTCGTCCTAATTTTTCAATTACTAACTTTTTAAGACCGTCAAAGTTATCTATGACTACTCCAAATTCTTTAGCTCTTTCTCTATTAGCATCCAGATCAATGTTACCTTTGTCATCTTTTATAATAATAGAATAGGCTTCTTCTATATTATTTAAATATGCTTTTGATTTGCCTGCAGTTTTTAGTTGTGCTAGAAGAGCTTCTACTGTGAATCCTGGTTTAAGAGCAATTCCATATATTCCTTGTTTTGATTTTAATTGTTGTAGAGCATAGCTAAATAAACTATCTGCACTTGGAGTTTTTCCTTTTCCTACAGCTTTATCATAGTGATTAAGCATTAATGTATAGATACTATCAGCTGCTTGAACTAATTTTTTACCATCCATTCCTACAAATGCTCCTGGAATAATTTTATTTAATCTATCATTAGGATCTGAAATAGCAGGAGATTCTTGACCAATTTCTCCTTCATCTCTTAGTTTTCGTGTTTGTTCATCAAATAATTTTCCTGCTTCTGCGATTGCTTCAGGATCAATTTCATTTAGTTTAACTCCTCCATCTTCATCTCCTTCTTCTCCTAGTTGATCTAAAAGATCTAAGTCTATTTCAGGAATTAGGTCAATATCTGGAGGTAGATCTTGTTTTGGAGGTGTTCCTTGTTCTTCTGGGTCTTTGGTAGTGTCTTTAGGAGGAGTGTCAGTTAATGGTGTAAAGGATATTACAGGCTGATCAAAATATACCCATTCTTCTACTCCATCAGAAAGTGTTACTTTTTCTCCTTTTAGCTTTGTTTTCAAGTTTTGTTTAACAAACTGTTCATAGCCTGTAGTCATTTCATTACCTGCTCCTTCGATTGTCTCTATGCTATAAGTACCATCTCCATTATCTATTGGTATAGGAATATTAACATCATCTTCTACTCCTAAAAATTCTCCTTTAACAGAAAGTTGTGTTGCATTAAGACTATCTAGTAGACCTTGTCCTTTGTCTTCAAAAGCTTTCCAGCTTGAAATGTTTGTAGTTTGATCTGTTTCTTTTCTGCCATATTTAATAGTTTTTAGATTTCCTTCGTCATCTGTTCTTATATGGAGTTGGCCATAGCCTGGTTTAGTTCTATTTCCTTTTTGTGCATTTTTACCTTCTTTATCAAAAGCCCTATCTACTACATAATATGAAACAAATTTCTTTAAGTCGTATCCACTTTTTGTAATATCCAACCCATCCATGTGGTCTTTTATTTTTTGGACTACATTTTCTTCAGATGGAGTTAAGTTTTGATTAGCCATTGTTTTAAAATGAATCCCTATAGCTAACATTACCATTCCTGCATAAGCATCTCCATCTACTTCGGTAGATTGTGTCTTTATGCCTGTTATTTCGCCTATTTGTGGAGCTCTAACATAAGCAGCAAAGTATTTTCCTTCAACAGGAGTTGGTAAGATTACATATACAGCTCCATTAGGAAGATCACCATCATTTATAATTTCTCCTCCAATAGCTAGTCCATTCATAGGAGTATCTCCTTTCATAAGAGTACCATTAATAGAAACTCCTACTTGAACATTAGGACCCATTACATCATTTACTTGTGCTTCTGTAACTTCTCCTTTTACTTTATTACGGATAATACTTCCATAACTTTTACTAGTAATTGCAATTTGAGGTGTTTGACCAGTATTGATCATCTCAATAGCTGTTCTTCTAAATCTTTTTAGTTTTTCTGTTTGAGTTGCCCAATTGTCACCATTGTCTTCAGTTTTTTGTGCTATTCTTCTATAAACAAATGTAGAAACTGGGTCTCCTTTAGTATCTACTATTTCTTTACCGTCTTCTATGGCAGGTCTTCCATCATGGATATAAGCTACAATAGTTCCTTTAGCATCTTTAATTACTAAAGGAACTCCTTGGGCCTGCTCTTCAGCTGTTTTATCTTTTTTCCACTCTCCGTATGTAGTAGTTTTAGGTTTTCCTTTAGAAACTTCAGCTTCTGTTAATATTTCAGCATCAGCGCTAGGAGCAATTTCGATTGTATAAAGACCATCTCCTGGTTGAAATCTAGTATGAGATTCTAAATCATTATGAAGTGCTCCTTCTTTTTGATCACCTGTTGATGTTGTAAATCTTTTTTTACCTTCAAGACCTGTTTCTGTTAATTGATATTCTCGTGAGAGATATGCAAAAGAAAGTACATTTTCTTTCAGAAATCCTAGTTCTTTTTGATCTCCTAGTATTTTTTCTAGCTCTTTCTTTTCATCCTCTTCGTTTAGTTCTGTAGTTTCTCCTGAGTCTATATCTTCTTTTGTAGGAGTTGTTCCTGTACTATCTTCTTGGTTTTCTTGATAGGAATTATATTCCTCTTCAGTAATCACTTCTCCTTCACTACCTGTATAGGTTCTTTCTGGTTCTGGATCTGGAGACAAATCAGTTTCATTTTCTGCTTGTACTTCTCTATCTATATTTTCTGCTGTTTCTTTATTTTTCTTGTCCCTTTCAGTTGCTTTAGTTTTAGCTCTTTCTTCAGCTTCTTTTTCAACCGCATTCTTTTTGTTTTCTCTTTCTTCTTTTAACCATTTATTTAAAGCTCCAGGTTTATTAAGCTCGTCATATTCTTTTTGAAAAGCCTCAACCATTTGTTTTTGATGCTCAATAAAAGCTTTAGTTTGAACTACATTGTTATAATCTACATTAGTTAGATTTATAATATTTTTAAATTTCTCTATGGCATCTCTTAATGCTTTTGTTTCTCCTGTTTCTCCTTCTCCTCTTTCTTTGAATATATTATATATCTGTCTAATTGAATCTCCTGATCGTGAGTCTAATTCTTCTAATAAACTTTCTCCATCTTCTGAAAGAATATCTTCACTGAATGTTTTAAAAACTTCAGTAATAGCAGTTGCTTTTTTTCTGGTCTCTTTTTCTACTCCTTCAAATTGTTTCTTAATAAGAGCTAAAGTTTTATCTATTCGTTCAGTAGCTCTTATACCGTATTTTTGTCTAATTTTAGTTCGTTCAGCTGAAGAGACCCTATCTTTTTTATAAACTGTTCTGCCATCTTGCATACTTGACATAGCTTCAATAGCTTTAATATCTGCAAGAACTTCGTTATATGCCTCTGTACTTGCATCATAGTCTGATAAAGTCTCTATTAAGCTTGCAGGAGCTCCTTCATAACCCGCATTAGTTAGTCTTTCTTGTAATTGAGATTCAAATTTTGCTAGATCTTGTTCGGAGCCTTCTAAAGTATTTTTAGCACTTTTCATTAAAACTTTATAGCCAAATACTTTACTGGCATAGTTCATAGTTTCTTGGTCTCCCATCCAGAACTTATCCATTACAGCTTCGTAATCATTTTGAAGTTCACCTATATCATTTAACTTCTGTCTCGCTACTTTTTTATAATATTGGTTAGATTGTTTATTTGTTTCTAGTCCCTCTCTTTCTGCATCTGTTTGACCGTCAGGTCCCATTGTAGTATCGTCTATGCCTTCAATTTCTTCCAACATTGCAATCATCATGTCAGGACTTCCGTTTTGGAAAGCTGAAAATAAACTTTCTGAAGCTAAAGCCTGTTGAGCTGCTTTTATCTTTTTCACATCTCCTGCAGCTACTGCTTCTAAAAGACTATCATTTATTTTTTCAAGGTTTTCTGCTTTATCTATAAGTCCTTCTAGTTCAGCAGTATAGGATTCAGATACTAATTCTTCAGGAGATTTAAGAGCTTCTTGTCCATTTTTAGCTCGTTGTCTATTTTGATATGCTCTATGTCCTTTATCTACTCCTCCTAGAAACATTGTATTACCTACTCCTCCAATAAATCCCATTGTCATAGCTAGTGTTCCTTCAGGAGAAGTTGCGGCATGTAGTACTCTATCTCCAAAATCTGAATCTTTTTCTTCTGGTAAAAGAATTCCTGATTCTCTTCTTCCTACTAATTCTCCTTCTCTTTGAGATATTTCATTCACCAATTCTTCTGCAGCCTCGAAAGAACCTTCTTTAACTAGTGTACCTACTTTTTTAAGTATACCTGGATGTTTCATTACTTTAGGTTCTCCTTTAAGTCTAGTTAACCACTCTGAGAAGTTTTCTTTTTGTCCACTTTTAAGTGTTTGCCTATTCCATCCGTTACTTACACTATTTCTTAAAGATTTAGTTGATTTAAAGAGTTGTCCTACTGCTGTATAATTAAGAGCAGTATTAAGCATATTCATTCTAACTGTAGTAGTTGCCGCATTAGCAGCATTCTTTTCAGCTTGCTCTTTCTTTATACCTGCAGCTAAAGATTCTTTATAAACGGTATCATATACATTAATACCTACCATTACTCCTTCTGAGTATGCTAAACTAGCTGCAGTCATTAATTGAGTACCTTTCTGAAGCCCCATTGCTGTTTTTCCTGCTACATTAGCAGCTCCTGCTCCAAGTCTACCTGCTGCTGCAGCCATTCCTATAGCTTTTGCTCCAGCTTTAAGACCTGTACCTACTCCAAAACCTGTTACACCGAACTCTACTACTGATTCAACTAATCCTGATATATTATCTATCCACCATGCTGAGTCTGTAGGAGACCATACATCTTGAGGAGCTTCTCTATAAATAGGATCCCATTTTGCAAGACCTGTTCTTGCATCTCGCATAGATTTAGATAACCAGTTGTCATAATCAGTATCTATAACTCCAAACATTCCTAAATAGTTTTGGAAATCTCCGATCATACCAGCAGTTTCTAAGATTCCCATACCTATATTAAGAGGTAATTGATAAGCAGCTGTTCCAAGTTGTTCGCCAACTCCTTGATGTTCAGCTCTCATTCTATTAGCCATCTCTGGATCTGGAGCAGCTAAATTAGCTCTTAAGTCATCACTATATTCTTGATAACTTTCTAATGTATCATAACCTTGTTTTTGAAGAGAGTACGCCTGTCCTCCTACATCTATATCAGTAGGTAAGTGTTTAGCTCTTACTTTTTCTAATCCTTGCGTAGTATTAGTAAGCGCTGCAGTAGGATCTGCACTGGTATTAACTGTTTTTACTGTATTTGGTATATCTTTAGTTAATCCAGTTTGCTTATCTATTTTGGTCCCACTTAAAGCTTCTGTTGGATCTGCCATAGTTAATTATTATTCTGCTGGTAAATATTTAAATCTATTAGTTACTGGATCAAAGATAGCTCTTTCTCCATGATTTTCTGGTTTGTATTTCCACCACATCCAAGATAATGCTGCCATATTAGTTGCAGACACACTTTTTAATTCAGGTGAAAGTCTTGTATCTACCTGGTCACTTGATAGTAGTTCTCCTTGTTCATTTATTTCTCTATGTTTAACAGGCATCCATTCTCCTTCTTGATTAGGAACAGGTTGCATTAAGGTATATACCAAACTTCCTGTTAAGGCTGTTGCTTTTAAAGCAAGGTTAGGATGTCCTGGAACTCCTCTTTGGATATATTGTATTTCTCTTTCATCTCTAGTAGGAGAATTCTGGATAAGTTTGGCATTGCCTATAGTATCATATAGATTAGTGCCACGTAAAGAATCTTTAAGATGTCTTGCTTTCATAGTTTCTCCGCTTCTTACAAATGCGGGATTGTTTTTTGCAAGCCCTGCTGCAATTGACTGATCGGCTAAAAAGTTAGTTAGAGAAGCATCTTGTGTTTGCATTTCAAATGCTTGATCTACTATTTTCTTTGTCCCGTCTTTATTATAAGCAGTTATCCATACCATAGGTAATCCATTTTTACCTACACCATCTGTTAGATTTACTTCTGTTCTTTTTCTTACGTCATCCCATTTAACCTTTTGGTCTTGGATTAAGTCTCTTAAAGGAGTTGCATCATTAGCAGAGAAAAATTGTCCCTGACCTTCTTGAAGAATTTTATGAACCATTTCTTGCTGTTGTCCAATAGCTGAATCTTTAGGACCTGCTAGAAGATTTAAATTACTCGTTATATCTTCATTTTCAGCATAGTCTTGAAGTTCTGTTGTTACATTGTCTAATAATTCTTGTAACATATATTCTCCATGACTTGTTTTAGGAATACGTTTTGTAAATGTGTCTGGACCTGCTACTGCACTTGCTGCTTGTCGTGTTGTACCCATCCAGAAGTTTGAACTAAATGGATTTATTTCATCATACCAATCATATTCATCTTCAACATTTGCTTTACCATTTACCATGAAGTTCATTAAGTCTTCTCCACTATTTATAGTTGCTTTTCTTTCTTTACCGTCTTTATCTTGCCAAGTAAACTCATTATTTTCCATTTTATGGAATGTCTTAATTTTATTGTATTGGTTATTCCAGTAGTCTTTGCCTTGATCGGATTGTATAAATGCGTTATTAGTTTGATTAAGAATACTATTCTCATTATTTACTACTCCACTTAATTGATCTATCTGTTGTTTATAAGTCATAAGCATCTCTCCCTCATTGGGATTTTGTATTAGATACTCTTCAATAGCTTTAGGATCATTTATATCCAGTTTTTGTTGGCCAAATCCAGTTTTAGCTAGTTGTCCTTGTATAGCTTTAAGGTCTGCTGCTGCTTTCCTTCTATCATTAAGTGACTTACTTATACTTCCATCTGCAACTTTTATTGGAGGAGCTTTCATTTGTATCATCTGAGCTGCTCCTGCTTTATCTTTTAACCCTTGAGTATATTCAGGAAGAATGCCTCTACCTGTAACTTCTTGCTGATGTTGTACAAATGGAGTAGCGGCTCCTGCAGCTTTAACTTTTACAAAGTCATAAAAGTCATTTAAGTATGGTTGCTCTTCTAAAGTACCTGCTCTTTGTGCTTTATCTCTTTGTACATAGAAGTCATTTTTTAAAGCTTGTCTCGCTCCTTCTGGCATTGCACTTGCTATTGCACTTTCAAGTTTAGCTCTGGATACGTTAGTATTTTTTACTGTATAGTAGTATTTTCCGTCTTCGCCTAGTCTTGAAGTTACATCAGGTTTAACCATCTTTCCTATATCTGTAAGATCTTTCATATAGTCATAATGTCCTTGAACACT